CTTGATGTTGTATAGCATCCGACTCCTTGTCGTAAAACATCTTGGGTGGTCGACCTAACGAGCCCAGGGCTTCGTGGGCAGTCTCCAGTTCTGATAAGAAGGTGCCATGCTCTGCGCAGCTCGCTCGCGCCGCTTCCAAATCACTCTGCTTACCCGCCAACACCTGTTGGTGCTTACTATCGTGGAAGGCCTGACCACATGTATGACACTCATGGGCTTGGAGCGTCTCAATTTCTTTTGCCAATTTGGCAACCATTTTTTCTTCACGGCTGATATCCAATTTCGTGCGTGAGATCTGGCTGGATAACTCGTTGATGTCCTTTCGCTTTTGATCCCAATCCTTGTGATCTTTGTGAGCCTGGATCTCCGCTTCGATGTTAATTTCTTGTAGCGCAGATAAGGCTTTCTCAAGTTCTTTGATATCTTCGTCATGTTTAGTGACCCATAATGTTTGTCTACGTTTTAAGGCTTCAATTTGCTCTTCGATACGTTTATTAGCTTCTTGAACAGCACGAATACGAAACTCTTCCTGCTGTATGGCATCCTTGGTTTCTTTGTTGAGCTCTTTGATACGATCAGCACGTTCACTCAGCTGTGTAATACCCAACAGTTGTTCAATAATAGTTCTTTGGTCATTGGCCTTTAGGCTCAAGAATGGTTCTGTATAGGTATTGAGTGCCATGATGTGCTTGAACATGTCATGACTTAGACCCAAGGTAGACTCAATAGCATCTTGTGTTTCTCTGCTGTCACCCTGCGCTTCGTCAGTGATGACTTTTTCTTCGTTGTTCACATAAAATTTCAACACATTAGGCTTGCGACCACGCTCAATCTTGAAGTCTTGTGCGCCCGAAGCGAACTCCAGACTGACCATCATGCCTTTGCCGTTGGTCTTGTTGACCAAGTTGTCTTTTCTGATGTTGCTCAAAGCCTGCCCGTACAAGGCATAGCTGAGTGCATTGATGATCGTGGTCTTGCCTGTGCCATTACGACTACCGTCGCCGCCTAGATCCAAGTTTTCGCCCAGGACCAGCGTGAGATCTGTACGATCAAAGTCAATGGCCTGTGTGGTATTGCCCACACTCATAAAGTTTTTAACAGTTAGATTTTTAATTCGTATCATGAGTCAATATAAAGTCGGCTATGGCCCTATGTCCCTGTTCGAGTAGGTGCCCTGTAGCACCGCAAGGATAATCTGCCTTGGGCTTGGTGATCCACCAGGAATTCCAGTCAACATAGTGATTGAAATCAATTTGAGACACTAGTTTTTGTATCTCAAGATGTTCGTTGTATAGTTGTTCGTCATTCATTTGATCAAAGCACAGTAGTGAGTTTACACTATTATTGAAATCTCTCCAACCAACAGTCCACCGATCTATTAAGTTGTTAGCGGCATTGATCATTAGATATGGTTTCTTGATAGACTCAAAAAATCTTTGTAATAATATTATCTGTTGTAACCAAAGTTTAAAGGCATAAAGTTCGTTATGCCAAACAGCATAGTGCAGTTTTCCATAGGTTTTAAAATCTGTATCATTGCCATACAAAGAATTTTTTAATTGACTATTAAAGTTGATCTCAAAATTATTATCGGCTCTATATCGAGTAAATCGGCTAGTGTAGGTCCAAGCAATGTAAAATTTGTCAAATTCCTCAGCATGTTTCAAAGTTCGGTATACGATGCGGTCATTGGATCCACCCGAAATGCTATCATTCAAAAAAGTACATCCTTTAACTGCTGACAATACCGCTGGCCACGAGTCGGCATCGCGATTAGATAAATCATCGCCATATGTATGACTACATCCGTTGAAGTACAGTTTCATAGGTTTTGATAGATCTTCAACAGAAGTTTGGGATCGTAAAATTCACTTTCGATATTGGTCAGCTGGTCGGTCACAATTTGGTCCACACTTTCAAATCGTACTTCGCCCGGTGCCAAGTCAATGTCTATGTCGGTTCGCTTTGAAGGGATCAAAGCCATTTCTCTTAGATTATGATCTCGTACAAATGTTTCTTTGATAAAGTTGGCCTCTTCGTATGAAATATCAATGTCCAGTTCTACACGTACATGCATGTTGGGACGGAGTATATTTACACTGTTGTCAATGGCCTCACTCAACTTCATCACACGATAGAGTGGTTGATCCGGCCAAGCCATATAGCGTTCAGGTCGACCCCACTCTAAGATCATCATGCCACGAGCTTCGTCGCCGGCATCAGCAAAGTTGTGTGGAAAGCAGTTGCCAATGTAGTTGATGTTACGCTTGCTTTGTCTCAAGTGAAAGTGACCCGAGTACACTGACTCAATGCCGCCAAATGATTCTACCTTGACTTCACCGTGGTCAGGCATTTCTACCATGGCATTCATTTTAAAGTGTGGTAACTCAAAGTGTCCAAACATGTATTTGGCCTGCATCTTGGGCAATTTTTTGTAATCGTCGCCCACAAGCCAGGGCGCAATGATCACGTCATCCTGTTTGAACCAGTTGTTGACTACTGTGATATTGGGTAGGTGCTGTGCCCATTCGGCACCGTGTATGTCACGCTTGTCACGATAGTATAGGTCGTGATTGCCGGGAATAAAGTAAAACTGTTCAAAGGCCGCCGAAAGTTTTTGTAGGCTACGCAGGCTAAAGTGTAAAGTTTGCAGATTGATACTAGCACGATGATGATGCCAATCGCCCAGGAACATGCCGGTTTCGCAACCTTGCTCTCGGGCTGTGGCTATGAACCAGTCGATAAATGCTTCGCAGTCCTGATTGTGGACCAGGCTGTTTGATTTGAGTCCAAAGTGGATATCCGTACAAACAGCTGCCTTGCGGAATAGATTTGTCATAGATTACAGTTTACAGTCACAATTGGTAGATTGCGACCGGTCCGGTTAGGTAGCTTCGTAGTCTTCACCACTGGTAATAGTAACCGTGGCACCAAAGTTGGGATCTTTCTTGCCGGCATTCTGACGTGTCCATGATGGATTGAGTCCGGCCTGTTCTAACATGTCATCACGTATGTTTTGATTTTTTTTCTCTAGATTAAGAATGCGAGTAAAAGAGTTAGTGATAGCAGCAGTGTAGTAAGCAAAAGGGTTTTGACTTTTCGACTCGTCAAACTGTAGTCCGATCTGTGATAATTGTAAGAGTGCCTGTCCGCGCATTTCTTCATTGTAAGTGTATCCTCTCCAGTTGCTACGTGTAGCATAGCGTTCACATAGCTTCATATACATGGTGGCCAAGGTCCTGGTGGCCTGCCCGTGATCCTTTGAAAACTCGCCGTGATGTAGATCGCCACGCCAGTGACTCTTGCCTACCAAGACAGGTTCCTTATTTTCGTTTAGGCGATAATGATAAAACGGAGGAAAGTTTAGGCGAACATGTTTAGGGTCTAAAATTGGATCCTCAATTAGTTCAGCCAGGGGGTCGTCTTCGGGCAAATCTAACTCAAAAATGTCTTCAATTTTCTTTTTCTTTGCGACGGTTTTAGGTGCCTTTTTGGGTGCCATGGGTATGTGCTCCCAACAGGTAATTCTGAACACTAGATCGGTGTTGGCGATTTTTTTAGGATCAACAACTGTACCGGTTTCTCGTTTGATCCTGTCAGCCCTGTTACGACGAGCTTCGGCTATGGTGCGCTGGTTGATCTTAGCTAGGGTGGGCAGGATGATGTCATATTGATGATCTGTTACTGGATCTAAATATGTACAGTAGGTGTTTTTACTTAGGTGTATTTGCTTCAAGATATCGCGATTATTTAAATAATTAGTTTTTGCTGGTGTTCTTGGTAAGGACGATGTGGCCACGTATAGGTCTCCTAGTATGATATTTATTGTAGCACAAAAACCATACCTGTCAACCAGTTTAACATAATCTGGGCATATTATTTTTGCGGTAAATATAGAATAGGAAAACAATTATGGCAGATCCAGTAGATCCAAATACAGATTACGAAGCAGAAATAACTAACGCCACTTCATCGGCACAGCAAATACCAGAATCTGAGGTTGACACATCAGCGACGCCCGTTGATCCTGCGGTAGACCCGCAGGCCGGATCGGGCGAAAATCCTGCGGTTCCTGTTAGCGACGTTAATAACACTCCAGAAGATTTACCTGCTGATACACCTGGGTTAGGATTTACAGCCAATGCATCGGGTCTCATATCTAAATCACAAACTAGTGCCGGCCAAGATCCACTGTCGGCCGCTATAACCAACGCAACCAGTGCGGCCAATGGCGGAATTTTCAGTGGCGCACTGTTTGGACTGGATGCCGCCGGGGCTGCTGCAGGGGCTGCTGTAGTTGGTGCCGCACAGGCCAGTCTGCAACCGCAAATTTCCAACCTGCAGTTTGCGGCCAACACCGACTGGCGTGTAACGCTTAGACTGGCACCAGGTGCTACCTATTTGTACAACGATGCCCAACCTGGATTACTGGCACCACTCAAAACAACCAACGGTGTGATATTTCCTTACACGCCCAGTATAAGCACGGCCTATCGTGCCAACTACAGCAATTACGACCTCACGCATTCAAATTATCGCGGATACTTTTATCAAAACAGCTACACCGATGCGGTTAATCTAACCGCAACATTCACAGCACAGAGCACCGCCGATGCAGCCTATGTGCTGGCTGTGATCCATTTTTTCCGGTCAGTGACCAAGATGTTCTATGGCCAAGATGCAAAACGTGGATCACCGCCACCTCTGGTATTTCTCAGCGGACTGGGCGACTACCAATTTAACAATCATCCTTGTGTGGTCAGCCAGTTCAACTATGTCTTGCCGGCTGATGTGGACTATGTCAGTTCGGGTACTCCTTACAATGCCGGACTCAATTTACAACCACTTCAGAATTTATATTCGACCACACTGAATGCCATTTCGCCCACAGTGACTCGTTTGGCTACTGCGTTCTTGCCTCCGGGTGCGCAGAATAGTTTGCCAGCCCCCTTGCAGAGTCTCATAAGTAATCCAACTTATGTACCATCAAAAATAGACATAACCTTGACCTTGTTGCCGGTGCAGAGTCGCGCACAGGTCAGCCAGACATTTAGTCTTCAAAACTTTGCCAATGGACAATTACTTAAGGGAGGATTCTGGTAATGGCCACTTACGATTCAACCAGTCCTTATTATACTACGGGCTATAGCCAATTTTTCCTAGATGTAATGGTCAATAGACCCATCCCTAAAGCCACCGACGATCTTCTGTTCACTATCAACAACACGTTCCAATACAGACCCGATCTCCTGGCTTATGACCTGTATGGCGATAGTGCCTTGTGGTGGGTGTTTTATCAACGCAACCCTAACACCCTGACCAAGCCGCCCTTGGACTTTCGAGCAGGAACAGCAATCTACCTGCCCAAACAAGCCACACTCAAATCTGTGTTGGGATTCTAACATGGCAACTCCAGAAGAAAATGCAAAGGCAGTAGCAGAAGCCACAGGATATGTTCCGACCTCACTGACTCCTGAGCAACAACAAATCCAAGATTTATATTCTAAGCCACTGCCGATTGGTGAAAGTCAAGCAACTTCAAGTTCTGGCGAGCAACTAGCGGCGCCGGTATTTACTGAAAATCAAATCAATCAGAATCTTACCTCACAAGATGATGCAGTGCAACAGGCACCTACAAATCCCGGAGTTGGTGCCGGTACTACAGGAAATTCTGCCACCAGTATAGGACCCGACGACACCCCGGGGCCTTCCACTGGTGCTTCGGCACAACAGTTGATTTCTGCAACCTTTGGCACTTCAACCAATTCACGCATCATTACCCAGCCCAATGTGCTAGATCAATATGCCAGCTATACCTACGCTATATCCTGGTACCTACTGACTCCTACGCAATACAATAATCTTGTGTCGTCTCAACGAGTCAACACCGTTGGTTGGCAATTGTTAATGCAGAGTGGCGGAGCCGCAACTGGAACTCGCAATCAGTTTTTTCCTGTGGATTACTACATGGATGATCTTGAAATTGAAAGTGTGGTTCCTTTGCACGGAACCAACATGTCCAACTCGGCTACCGATATTAAATTCAAAGTGACTGAACCCAATGGCATAACTTTAATAGAAAAGCTATATCAAGCCGTACAAAACGTGTACAAGAGTACCACACCCACTTCTGCAACCAACGGAACAGCTTCCAGCACAGCCACACAAACATCTCAGACACCCAACTATTTGACCGCACAACACTGCCTGATTATTGAATTTTACGGTTATGATAGCCAGGGCAATTTGTTAGCGCCAGCCAAGGGACAATATACTACCAACGGACAATTGGGCAGTACCAATGCCCAATCTGTGATACAAAAATACTATCCATGCATAATTAGCAACATAACATTCCGTGTGGCCAACCGGGCGGTTGAATATCATATTTCGGCCAAGCCTATACCACATTACTACAATGCTAGTAGCGATCGCGGCACTATTCCGTTTGCATTTAGCCTGTCGGGGGGTACAGTGGCACAGTTGTTGCAAGGCAACCCAGTATCGGCCGCTGATATAGCACAATTCGATCCAGGCGCCAGACAATCTACAGTTGCTCCTTCAAATACTACAACACCGCCATCACCTCCTCCGGTCGTGCCACCCACACTAGGATCAATTGTAACCGGACAAGACAATCCGTTGGCCGCATCAGATGGATATGATTATTCACAATTATCTAGCTAACTCATGGCCAATATTACGTACAATCCAGATAATATAATCAACAAACGATTTGGTGGCCCAGGTGGCACGGCTGTAACATCGACTCCTGAGGAGTTGGCAGCCAAACAGGGGATCCTGGTTAGAGGATCCACTCTATCTGAAAGATCAGTAGCCCTTCCTGGCAGCTCTGCTCCGCCCAACGCTTCTGCAGCACCAGTAAAAACTGATAAGGTGTTTACTGGCCTATGCGAAGCCCTAAATGCACACCAACAGTACCTGGTACAATCTGGCAAGTACGAAGTGGCCGATGTGTATTCAATTGAATTTTCCCAACAATCAAATTTAGGCGCCTTTTCTGTGATTAAACCTGGTCAAACCGACCTTACCAACACAGCCGCAAAAAATCCCACCACCGCTGCTGACAAGTTGGTCGCCGACAAACAAAGTGTTACCAACAACAGTCAGATCTGGCAAGTGACCGCCGGCACACAGATTGTGCAGTTAATTGATCAAATCATGCGCAGCAGCAGTTACATAACTGGTCAACAAAATGTACAGGTCACCACAGTGACCGACCCAAAAACTGGATTGACCACACAGACCGCCAATCCTAATCCGGGTAACGGAACTACAGCTTGGTACAAGATCACCATGCAGGCCACTCAGCTGAAATACGACAACAAGAGAAAAGATCATGCTTACAGCATGAAATTCATTGTTACACCTTATGCAATCACACAAATGATGAGCCAGTATTTTCCTGACAGCAGATATCGCGGCAGCCATAAAAGCTACAACTACTGGTTTACAGGACTTAACACACAAATTTTGAACTTTGAACAGGAATATAACAACTACTATCGACTGACTCTAAGTGGATTGGGCAAAGATTTATCAACCAAAACCACACATGATTTTAGAGATCAGCCACGCAGGACCTATATGGCCACCAGTGAAAACAATACTCAAGGTCAAAGTCAAACTCAGACCAACGAAGCATCGAGCAGTGCTGCCAGTTTTTTATACAGTCCAACAGATTTGGCCCGAGTAAATTTAAAAATTGTTGGAGATCCTGCCTGGATGCAACAGGGCGAAGTTGGTCTAGGCATGGTGGCCAATGCATTTAATTTTAATCCATTCCTGGCCGATGGCACCATCAACTACGACAGCCAAGAAGTGGTATTTGATGTCAATTTTAATGCACCACAGGACTACGATTTTAATACTGGTGTGGTCAATGTAAATTCCAACTCGGGACAACCGCAGGAAAGTTTTACCTATACTGCTATAAAATGTAAAAATACCTTTAGTAAAGGTCGGTTTGAGCAACAACTAGAAGGGCGTTTATTGATTGAGTTTGCCAAGGATGGTGCCACAGCCAAACAGGCCGCTGTTGCAGGCCGACCAACTCCTAGCAATCCATCCTCTGCAACAACTATCAGTCGAGAATCTACAACAGCCCAAACTTCGGGTATCAGTCTAAGTGATCAGCTGAATCCAGATTTATGGAATGACGGAACAGCGGCCAACAACAATAATCCTACACCCGACGGCAATAACTCTACAGACACAGCAACAACTATGCAACCGCAAACAACCCAACCGGCCGCTCCTGCAGGAGATCCAACCAGCAATGGAGATATAACGGCGATACGGTCGGTACAGACTAATTATAATACCAGCGGTGGCGGGTTTACTCCTCCTGCCGATGCCGCGGCAGCGGTGGCATCTGCCAATGGGACAGTAGCTCCACTAACGGCAGAACAGCAACAAATTCAACAATTAAATAGCCCACAACAAATAGCACAGGATGACAACTAATGGCCGGCGAAAATATACAACGCAGTACTGGACAACCCAAAAATTACAAATTTGATCGTGGTGGCATGCCCACTGAATTTGGGCCTTTTATTGGTATAGTTAAAAACAATGTAGACGCAACACGTACGGGACGATTGCAGGTTTATATTGAACAGTTTGGCGGAGCCGATCCTAACAACAAAGACCTTTGGCGATATGTGAATTATTGTCCACCATTTTACGGAGCAACACCCAAGGGCGGCAGCGCTGGTACCGGCACTTTTGTGCAAGGCAATCAACAGAGTTATGGTATGTGGTTCACACCACCCGACGTTGGCGTCAGTGTGTTGTGTTTCTTCGTTGCTGGTGATCCTAAACAAGGATACTATGTGGGATGCATTCCGGATCAAGGTATCACCCATATGATTCCGGCCATTGGATCAGTTCCTAACAGCCAGGCGCAGACACAAAATGCCACCCAGGCTAGTTATTTTGCTGGGTCTCCTAGATTGCCGGTGACTGAAATCAACAATGCTAATCTGAAAATTGCCGACAACCCCAAGTATTTTGATCAGCCTAAACCGGTGCATTCGTATGTGGCCGCTGTATTGTTTCAACAGGGCTTGGCCAATGACACTGTGCGTGGAGCCATTGGAAGTACTAGCCAACGAGAGAGTCCTAGCAACTGCTATGGAATTTCTACGCCAGGCCGCGCAATTTATCAAGGTAGTATTCTCAAAGGTGGCGATGCCAATGTAAATGGAAAGTCCTTGTCAGGTGCAAAACCAGCTGATGCCAATGTGATTGGTCGTCGCGGCGGTCATACCTTTGTAATGGACGATGGTGATTTGCAAGGTGCCGATAATCTAATACGTATACGCACCTCAAAAGGTCATCAGATCACCATGAGTGACGATGGCAATTGTTTTTATATTTGTCACGCCAACGGCCAGACCTGGGTGGAATTGGGACAAGAGGGTACCTTAGATGTATATGCTACCAACAGTATAAATTTGCGCACTGATGGAACTATCAATTTGCACGCCGACCAAGACATCAACATGTTTGCTGGCGGCGCTGTTAACATGAAAAGTACCAAAGCCACTACGGTACAAAGTGACTCTGATATAAATTTATCAAACAAAGGTCAAATGAGTCTGTATAGTCAAACTGGCATTGGAATAAAAGCCATTGGCACTTTGGCCATAAGCAGTCAACTAGGCAGTTGGGCTGCCAGTTCAGAATTAAGTTTTAATGGTAGTAGACTACAGCTCAATGGCGGACAACGAATTGATGTAGCAGTTCCAGCAGGCCTGACCACTTATCTGCAACCCAACGCACAGTTCAATGCCAGCACAGGTTGGGTAGTTGATCCAACCGGCACAGAAAGTATAGTGACTCGTGCGCCATGCCATGAGCCATACCCTTATCACAACATGGGAGTAGCAGCTTCGGTAAATTTAGGCAATGGTTCTGCCAGTGCTCCGCCGGCAGCTCCATCAGTTCCGGATGGAGTTACAATCACCAAGACATCATGAGCCAATTTAATTATATTTTGCCGTCAGGTGCTAAATTTACCATGACAACACCTGCCGGAACCACTCAGGTTGAAGCCGACCGCATATTTTATAGTCAGGTAGCTGCTGGTGCACTGGTGGGAGTTGTTGTTGGTCAGAGTGTTGGTGGTAACGCTTCTGTTGCAACCAAATTTGCACTAAGTCGGCTAGATCGCGGCACAGCTGGAGTGTCTGATTCGGTTATTTTGTCCATAGTTAATGGCCTGCCCACGGTGGGTGCAATTCCGTCTTTGATTAATGTGCCGTTACAAAATCCCATCACCCCAGCCAACATAGCTTCAATTAAAAGTTCAAATTTTACCGCTCCAGCTATCGGTCCTTTGAGTTCTGGACAAGTACAAGGTATTATGGCACAGATAGCAAATTTTGTTAACCAACCTGCAAATGTCATGACTAATGACAAGGGAGTTGGTCAATATGGATTAAGTTGCCAAGATTTAGAACAGGCTGGCTACGTAAAACCAGGAACCTGGGCTCAATTTATAGCAGATCCATCACCCTTGACCAGTGTAATGTCTGCTCCGGGTATTTTCACTGGTCAAGGAGGTATCAACACTGTAACTGATTTCCTTAGCAATCCCACGGCGCAAAACACAGCCATGAGTAATCTAATGAGCGGGGCCTACAATAGTTTAACGGCCTCTGGAACTATAACACCACCACCTATAGCTTCGGTGCAGACATTGATCGGCAAGATCTACACACAGAGCGGTTTGCAGTCCTTGTCGGCGTTAAGTGCCGAAACTGGAATATCGTTTTCTATTCCCAACTTGCCCAGTCTAAGTGACATAACCAGTGGACTGCCTAGTTTAAGTGGTCTAGCAAACGGATTACCCAGCTTGGGCGGGCTAACTTCCAGCTTGCCCAACATCAGCGGATTAACTTCGTCCTTGGCTAATTCTTCTGTAGGCAACCTGTTGTCGTCGGCCACTACCAATTTGACCACTCTGGCATCCGGTGCGCTTAATGACTTGTCAACTGGCAGTCTGCAAAATATCAGCGGAATTGCCACAAAACTAACCAACGCTGTCACAGCTGATGTAGGAGCTTTAGTTGCTAATGCCACTAAATTTGGCACACAGGCTGCGACCCAGTGGGCCAGTAGTTTGCCAAGTCTCGGTAGTCTAACTTCTAGCCTGCCAGGTATCACTGGATCTTCTGGCTTGCCTAGTATATCAGGTCTGCCCAGTCTAGGAAGTTTGACCTCTGGAGCTTCTGCCACGGTAACATCGGCCGCAACTGACCTTAACGTGTTAGGAAAAGCCGCACAATTTGCCACCGGCGCTACCAATCCTTTAACCAGTTTAAGCAATTTAGGTAACATCAATTTGCCTAGCCTGAGTAGCTTGACCAATAGCCTACCTAGCCTAAGTAGCCTGACTTCGGGCTTGCCCGGTTTAGGCGGATTAACATCAGGATTGCCCAGTTTAACCGGCCTAACTGGTAGTTTGCCCAGCTTGAGCAGTTTGACCAATAGTTTACCCAACCCGAGCAGTTTGACTGGCAAGCTACCAAGTTTGGACAATTTAAGTAACCTATCATCCTTATCCAATCTGCTTGGATCAAATTCGGGCAGTTTGCTAGGTGGTTCATCGGATCCGTTAGTTGCATCTACGGAACCGGCTCCTGGGTTTAATAACACCGTAAATCGTGACACAGTGGATACAGCTACCAATCAAATAATAGGCAGTGACAAAATCCCTGCGCCAAGTTTTGAATATCCAGATCCCAATTCGGCTTCGGCAAAAGCTGCCACAGACATTAATTTTGCACAAAATCAATTACAAAATCTCTCTGGCCAATCTGAGAATATACCAGATTTTAGTATATGATATACTGATAATTTTAAAGGTTAAATACATCTATGCCTACATTTATTGGATTCAATACTATCAAACAAAATAAAAAGTTTACCTTGGTAGACTTTGAGTTGATTAAAGTTGACCTGCTGAATGCTTTTAATATACACCAGGGCGAAGTGGTCGGTCTTCCTGGGTACGGAACCGTAATTTGGAATTATCTGTTTGAGAATCAAACACAAGAAACACAGCAGTTAATCTATAACGAAATACAGCGAGTATGTGCTGGCGATCCCAGGGTTTTTATCAGTGGCATACAGATGTTCCCACAACAAAATGGACTGTTAGTCCAGGTGGGATTAGCGGTGGTACCCAGCACCAATGCACAGCGATTGAGCATCTTTTTTGATCAACAACAACGTTCGGCCACCTACGTTTAACTGCCCAGTTTATTAATAAACTAAATATTACAACACTGGAATAACTATGGCCACGACAAACACAACATCGGGATCAACCACAACAGCAACAACCACAAGACAGACCGCGATATTTGGTGTGGAAGATTGGAAACGCATTTTTCAAACCTACAGTGAAGCCGATTTCCAAAGCTACGATTTTGAAACTCTACGCAAAACTTTTGTAGATTATCTGCGCCAGTATTACCCAGAAACATTCAATGACTATATTGAAAGCAGCGAATTTATTGCTCTGCTGGATGTCATGGCCTTTATGGGCCAAAGTCTAGCATTTCGTGGCGATTTAAACGCTAGAGAAAACTATCTAAGCACAGCCGAACGCCGAGACAGCGTGGTTAATTTGGCCCAATTGGTCAGTTACACGCCGTTACGCAATACCGAAGCCAACGGATTCCTTAAAGTATTTTCTATTTCAACTACAGAAAATCTTACTGACTACAATGGCATCAACCTGGCCAATTTGACAATAAACTGGGCCGATCCAACCAATTTAGACTGGCAAGAACAGTTTATCACCATCTTAAATGCCAGCCTGATTAATGCACAGCAGTTTGGTCAACCCGGCAATGACCAAGTAATACAAGGAGTTGATACTCAAGAATACACTATAAATTTGGTTCCTGGATATATTCCGGTGATTCCATTTACGGCCACAGTCGACACAGTAAACATGCCGTTTGAAGTGGTTAATTCAACCTCGGCCGGTCAAACTTATGTGTATGAACCACCGCCAGTACCCAATGGACAATTTAATATACTGTTTAAAAATGATCAACAGGGTTATGCCAGTGCAAATACCGGATTCTTTTTTTATTTCAAACAAGGCATCCTGCAAAATCAAGATTTTAATTTAGCAGAAAGCATTACCAACCGAGCAGTTGCCATCAACATTGAAGGCGTCAATAATACCGATGTTTGGTTATATCAGTTGAGCAACACAGGAAATATTTCTAGTTTTTGGAAGTCGGTACAGAGTGTATACGCAGCAGCAGTTGAACAATTAGCGCCTGGCACTAGGGATATCTACAGCATTACCAGCAGAACCAACGACCAGATTACCTTAAATTTTGGTGACGGCATATTCAGTACTATTCCGGTAGGCACCTTCCGAACCTATGTGCGTGCCAGCAACGGCCTAACTTATACTATTAATCCAGTTGAAATGCAAAGCATTAGCGTTCCAATCAGCTATGTGAGTCGCACTGGACAGATTGAAACAGTTACATTTACCTGTGGGCTCACCGAAAATGTGACCAATGCGCAGGCTCGTGAAACCATTGCAGAAATCAAACAACGTGCTCCGGCCCAGTACTACACACAAAATCGTATGGTCAACGGTGAAGACTATTCAAATTTTCCATTCACACAATACAACAGTGTTCTCAAAAGCACAGCCTTAAATCGTGCCAGTATCGGTACTAGTCGTTATCTTGATCTAGTAGACGGCACTGGAAAATACTCAAGCACCAACATATTTGCTGACGACGGAGCCTTATGGTACCAAGATACTTTGCCGGTGTTTCGTTTTAGTTGGTTAACTACTACAGATATTTCAAATGCAGTGGCCAATCAAATCACGCCGTTAATTTCAAAAGCTGGTGTTGAGCAATTTTATTATGCCAACTTTCCTAGACCCGATCTATCAGTTTTGAATTATACTTGGCACAACAGCACTTTAACTACCAACGAAGCCACGGGTTATTTTCAAAATGCTCTAGGCAATCCAATTCCCGTTGGTGCTTATGCCAGCAACAATGCAAAATATATTACTGAAGGAAGCCTGGTAAAATTTGCTGCTCCAGCTGGATATTATTTTGCCGACGACAACAATTTAGTAGCCGGAGTACCCACTCAACCCGGCGAAAAATTGTTCCTTTGGGCCAGTCCTACTGCTATCTATGTTGACGGAACAGCACAGGGCTACGGAAATTTACCAAGTGGTATTGGCCCAGTAGTACTCAACACTTATATGCCAACCGGTGCTATACCAGTACAGGTTATTCCTGTGTTTATTACTGATTTACCCACTACAGTACAGCAAAGTATTTTTAATCAAATTTATTTGAATCAAAATTTTGGGATTGGCTATAACAATTTAACCAACACGTGGTACGTGATCACCTCCACAAATTTAGCCACAGATGCGCCATTTAGCCTGGCAAATGCACAAAATACTTCAGGTCAAGGGTTGGATGCATCCTGGATGATACAGTGTACATATAATGGATCCAATTACACCGTGGTTGCAAGATCGCTAAATTATTATTTTGGCAGTGTGTTAGATACAAGATTTTTCTTTTACACAGCAGATCCGATCTACGACAGTCGTACCGGCACAGTTATTAGAGATTTTGTAAATGTGTTAAGCATCAACTCTGCTCCTAATTCAACCAGTTCCTTGCCCGGCGACAACGTGTTGGATATTATTAATCAACCAGTATTGAGTGACGGGCTTGTGGATGATTTTCAAGTAGAGATAAGTTTTTCTAAGATCAATGGGTTGACCCCAATTGATCCAGATTTCTTCCATTCTATCACAGGTGCCTGGCCGGGCTTGTACAATACGCAGTTCAATTCTACACCCTTGCCATACGTATTTTTCCAAGCTACTGTAGATTTTGACAACCTAGAGAGATATCTGCTGATTAACAACGGAATTATTGACCCAAACTATCCTTCTTTATCTGCGATCCAGGCAGTACAAACACAATACGCAGTCGGGCAGGTGTTTTATGCTTACCAAGAAAATATATTTTATCGGTTGGGCATTGATTCGTTAGGCAATCCAACTCTAACTGTTGACACATCATACCTAGCAACTCCTGGCCGCCAAACGTTGAAATTTCAATACAGACACAACAGCCCCCTGACCAGCCGAATTGATCCCGGATCTACAAATATCATTGATTTATATGTGGTCACTAACGATTATTATACTGCTTATCAAAACTGGTTGTTGGATACCACAGGTACAGTACAAAAACCCATGCAACCTACCATTGATGAATTGACCACAGCCTACGCAGGTTTGCAAAATTATCAAATGATTTCAGATAATGTGATCCTTAACAGTGTAGATTTTCAACCTTTGTTCGGTCAAAAAGCTGATCCAGCACTACAGGCGGTAATCAAGATCATTGCATCCGGCCAGTCTACAGCCAGTGCCAGTACTATCAAGAGTCTGGTAGTGGCCAACATGAACGCTTATTTTAACTTGGCCGCTTGGAATTTTGGCGATACTTTTTATTTTAGTGAGTTGGCAGCCTACATACACAAGAACATAGGTGACATAGTCGGTTCAGTGGTGTTAGTCCCGCTGAACCCACAAAAGAGTTTTGGTGATCTCTACGAAATAAGGTCAGCACCTAATCAAATTTTCTGCAACGGTGCCACGGTCAATGACATACAAGTGATAACGGCCTTGACCAGCGCCAACTTACAAACAGCTCCGGGTAGTGGAGTAATTTAATGTCAATTCCAAGCTCACAAATTAGTACTGTTGATTTTTTACCTAGTATCTTTCAAACTCCGGTCAACCGGCAGTTTCTAGCCGCCACCCTGGATCAACTAGTTCAAGAACCCCAGTTTCAACAAACACAGGGATTTATTGGTCAACGGGTTGGGCCCGGGGTCAATGCCAACGATCCTTATGTAATTGAACCTACTGCTGTTAGAACTGATTATCAACTGGAGCCTGGAGTAGTACAAGTCGATCCTGCTGATTCGCACAAGGTAGTAGACACAATCACCTATCCTGGTATTACTGATGCTCTAAATGTACAAGGTGCGTTTACAGCTAATCCGCAAGCACTATACACCAGCGACTACTACACCTGGGATCCATTTGTTGATCTTGATAAATTTGTAAACTATGCCGAGTACTACTGGTTACCACAAGGTCCTTTGGCTGTCGATGTGTATTCTGGAGCTGTTCCTACTACCAACAATTATACAGTAACTAGAGCCAATGGATCATATACATTTTCAGGAGAAGCTGGAACCAATCCAACTATAACTCTGGTACGTGGTGGTAGCTACAATTTTAATGTGGCACAAAATACCGCAGATGCCATTGATTATCGTGTGACCAACAATTCTACCAGCTGGTCTATCGATTATGAACCTAATCCTGTATTGACCTTGGTACGCGGAAACACCTACACATTCAATTTGACACAAACAGTTCCATTACGTTTTTACATCAAAACTGCACTTAGTTTTGGTACTACTAATATTTGGAATCAGGGAGTAGTTAACAACGGTGCCTCGACGGGTCTAATCACCTTTACTGTTCCTCAAGATGCGCCAGATGTATTATACTATTGCAACGATGTAGAATTTAACTTTCGCGGACAATTCAGCATAGTCGACGGAGCCGCTGGGACAGGCCCGGGATTTTGGATACAGGCCGCACCCGGAGTCAAAGGAGTGCTTCCTGCTACTCCAAATATCAGCAGTCGTGGAGTATTAGGTGTAGTCAACAACGGTGTAGACCTTGGCACAGTTACCTTCAATGTGCCACAAAGCACAGCGCAGAATTTTTATTACAATTTGACCAATTTTGGTACAGTTGATTTATACACCACCTTGCAGTTTGATCAAATCAATCAATGGTACCTGGATGATTTCTTGTCTGCAAACCCTGGCGGTATTGACGGCATAACTAACCTCAACAATCGCACTTTGATTATCAACAACGCCGGCGGGTGGTTGCTGAATGGTCTTTTTGACGAACCGGGTCAACCTTATGACACCGCTCCGTTCGCTAGTGTTACAGAAATTACAAATCCTGCATTGCAGTACAGTGTGTGGCAAATACGCATACTATATGACAGTCAGAATCGTCCATTTATCTCCTTGTCCAGCATTGAGCAGATTCCTAATCTAAACAAATTTACTATTTTGTTTGGAACTGAATGGGCCAGTACTCAGTGGTACAAAAATGCTTCAGGAACATTTGACGAAATTCCTTTACTGACTGCCACAGCTACTACCTTATATTATCAAGATGGTACTGACCCGTCTATATTTGGTCAAATCAACCTGGTAGATCAAATTACACCACCATTAGAGGTCGATTCAATCATTGGCCGGGCTACTTATACCAGTCCCAATGGTGTTACCTTTAGCAACGGAATGAAAGTAACCTTCCGTGGTGCCACTGTCCCGGCCAGTTACGAAAACAATAGTTACTATGTAGAAGGTGTAGGCACAGCTATACATCTATTACCAACTACTAATTATGTAACTCCTGAAACCTATACTCAAAGTCTTACAGTTCCATACGATAGTACTCCTTACGATGCTACTGGTTTTGATGGTTCACAAAATGCTCCTGTTATACCCGACTACTTAACCATAAATCGTGCTAGTCCAGATTTAGATGCCTGGTGCCGTAGCAATCGTTGGTTCCACATACAAGTAATTACTGACAGTGCTGCATATAATAAAACGGTGCCGGTGGTGGACAATCGATATCGTGCGCAACGTCCTATTTTAGAATTTAGAGCTGGAACCAAACTGTACAACTTTGGCACTCAAGGATTGGCACCGGTCAGCATAATTGATACAGAACAAACCGAAGCCCTGCGCAACATTAACGGACTTACTGGTTACAGCATAGACGGCTACAAGTTTGTCAATGGCACCACTGTTATTTTTGCCAATGATATAGACCCCGTAGTTAGAAACAAGGTTTATCAGGTACAATTTATCGTACCCGATACCGTACCACCATTAATTGCCGAACCTATCATTTATCTAGTTCCAATTGCTACAGCTCTAATTGACCAAAACACTGTAGTGCTAAATGGCAATACCCAACAAGGACTCAGCTACTATTGGGACGGAATCAACTGGATAAAGGCGCAACAAAAAATCAATGTCAATCAACCACCCTTGTTTGATGTGTACGATGCAGAAAATGTAAGTTTTGGCAACCAGGCCAAATATCCCAGTTCAAATTTCCGCGGAAGTGCCTTGTTTAGCTATGCAGTCAGCTCAGGTGCACCAGATCTAGTGCTGGGCTTTCCTATAACTTATTTGAGCTTGACCAATATAGGCGATATTGTGTTTGACAACAACCTGTACACAGATTCGTTCAACTACACTCAAAACAATCAAGGTTACACAGTGCCTCTCAGTTCTGGATTCGCGCGGCAATATGAAAACCGTACCAATTTTATCAAAGAAATTGGTTGGCAAACTGCAAAAACACCAAGTTTAATACGTCAGCAGTTTACATTCACTTATGATGGTGGTCCCTTATTGTTGGATGTGGCAGTCAATACCAACAACACCGTTCCTGCTGTGCAGATATTTGTCAATGCCACATTTCAAGAAAGCTACAACTACAGCTACACCACCACAGCTACAACTACTACAATCAATTTATTGACCACTTATGTTCCGGGAGATTTAATTGAAGTACAGGTCCTGAGCGATCAAACCAGTACCACCGCATTCTATCAAGTTCCTATCAATTTAGAAAATAATCCGTTTAATGGCAACAGTGATCGGTTTACTCTAGGAACCATACGCAACCATTACAGTACCATTGCGCAAAATCTTATTCCGTTGCAAGGTCCAGTAATTGGTGCAAACAACACTAGAGATCTAGGCAATATTATTCCATACGGTCTGCAAATTTTACAACAAAGCTCGCCCTTGACCTTGACTGGTTATTTTATGCGTAGTCAGCGGTACAATATTTTTGATGCGTTGGCCTATAACAGCCAACAATACATACAATTCAAATCACAACTATTGCAAGCAGTTACGACTTTCAGTCTTGGTGATTATCAAAACAAAACAGTGGCACAACTATTAGATGCCGCCATTACAAAGATTACCGTAGGAGACACAAGCACAAGTCCGTTTTATTGGAGCGACATGTTGCCTACAGGCCTAGTATCTGTATCAAACTCGACTACGGTTAATCCAATAACCACGGCTGTTTTTAACACCGTTCAGACTTACAATTTTACAGAATCAAATTACCTTGGCTTGTTGGTATATGTCAACAATAGATTGTTAACTCGCGGTCGTGACTATGTGGTATCCGCTGACAGTCCGGTATTGACCATTACCATTCCGTTGATTGTAGGCGATGTGGTCACTATTAATGAGTACAGCAACACCGCTGGTAATTTTGTACCCAACACACCAACCAAGTTGGGCCTGTATCCTAAATATTGTCCAGAAATTTTCTTAGACACCGATTATGTAAATCCCACACCAGTTATCCAAGGACATGACGGATCAATCACTGTGGCCTTTGGCGACATCCGGGATCAAGTACTATTGGAATTTGAGACTCGCATTTATAACAATCTAAAGAATGACGGCAACCCTCCTCCTCTTACAGCCGAGGATGTGATTCCGGGCTATTTCAGAACTACAGATTACACACAAGAACAAGTTACTCAGATACTAGGGGAAAGTTTCCTGGCCTGGGTTGGTTATAACAAAGTAGATTATACCGCACAAACCTACATTGCCGATAATCCCTACACTTATAATTACAGCCAAGCTGGTAATAAACTTGACGGTACACCGTTATTAGGCGCTTGGCGCGGCATTTATCGTTGGTTTTATGATACCTTAACTCCAAATCTTACTCCGTGGGAAATGCTAGGATTTAGCGAGGAACCCGACTGGTGGGTCACCCGCTACGGACCTGCACCATATACCAGTGACAATTTGGTGTTATGGGGAGATCTTGAAACTGGACTTGTGGCCGATCCTATATCCCCTTATGTTCGATCCAGCTATCGTCGCCCAGGATTAACATCGGTAATTCCAGTTGACGATCAAGGACAGTTGATACCACCAACAGAAAGTGTAGTTGGTCGATTTGATCCTTATGGATTTGTTAAAAGTTGGACGGTGGGCGATGGCGGCCCAGTAGAAGCTTCGTGGTGGATGAGTAGTAGCTATCCTTTTGCAATCATGAGACTATTGGCCTTGACCCGCCCGGCTGAATTTTTTAGTTTGTTTGCAGATCGCGATCTATATCGTTACAACACAGAGTTTGACCAATACCTTTATAATGGTCGTTACAGAATAGATCCTAGTAAAATACAAGTGTACGGAAACGGTGTTAGCAAGGCTAGTTATATCAACTGGATCGTGGACTACAATCAGTTGTTGGGTATAAACAGCACCGATGCCTTGACTACAGACTTGTCCAATCTTGATGTAAGATTGTGCTATCGCATGGCTAGTTTTTCTGCCCAACAAAATGTAAACATCTATCTGGAAAGGTCTGGGCCAGAAAGTACCAATGCTACTCTGTTGATTCCGTCAGAAAGTTATAATTTACAACTGTATCAGAATCAACCTTACTCGCAGTTAATTTATAGTTCAATAGTGATTGAAGTCGCTGAAGCCGGATATACCATCTATGGTTACAGCAGTTATCAACCGTATTTTTCAACCTATGCCAGCCTAATCAATTCTGCCACACAAACAATCACAGCCGGCAACACCTCGGTTTCGGCACCGTCTCAGTATTCTAAAAATATTGTGCAGATTCCGTATGGATATACTTTTGCTAATCTGGCCAGCACCGTAGATTTTATTCTGAGCTATGGACAATATCTTACAGATCAAGGCATGACATTCACTCAGTTGCAAAATGGCTACACGCTCAACTGGATACAGATGGCACAGGAGTTTTTGTATTTTGCCAACCAAGGATGGATGCCTGGAACTATTATCAATTTAAATCCAGCAGCCACACAGTTGTCGGTGTATCGTCCTGGTGCTGTGGTCAACAGCATAGTAAATTACACTCCTGAAACAGTAATTCTAGATCAAAATCGTCGAGTTATTAATCCTGGAAATTTGATTATACAACGTCTTGGTGATACCTTTGTGGCCAAACCACCCCCGGGAGGTAATCAGACCATTAGTTTTGTACAAATAAAATTTACCGACTTTGAAGATATTGTAGTATTTGACAATCGTACTGTTTTTAACGATCTTATATATGATCCGGTCACAGCCGAAAGACAAAGTCGTTTGATCTTGTCTGCGCAGACATCAACTCAATGGGATGGCACATTAAACGCACAAGGTTTTATACTTAACAACCCACTCACAGTGAAGCAATGGCAACCCAATACCAGCTACACCAAAGGTGACATTGTTACCTATCAATACAGCTACTGGCAAGCCGCTGGAATTATACAGCCATCTACAAAATTTGTTTATTCAAACTGGTACAAGAGCAATTATCAAAGTATACAACAAGGTCTTTTGCAAAACTTAACATTGCGAGCTGATCAGTTGGCCAACAGTTATAATGTGCAAACTGCTAATCTTAACAATAGCAACGATCTCCTGGCGTTTAATTTGATTGGATTTGTGCCACGACAGTACATGGCCGATCTAAACCTAGACAGTATAAGTCAGGTTAATCTCTATCAGCAATTTATTGCAAACAAGGGCACTTTGAATGCAACCGAACTACTGACCAATGTCAACTTTAATCAGGCCGCCGGTCAATACAATATCTATCAAGATTGGGGAGTGTTGGTTGGTACTTACGGTGCTAACGCCAACCGCAGTTGGTTTGAGGTCAATCTCAATGAAGCCAAATTGACTGGAAATCCTAGCACAGTGCAAATTATTAATCCAGGCAACACTAGCCAGGCCGATCAGTCCATATACTTGAAAAATCTTTGGGCTCAAAGTTACCAAATACCCAACACTGATATTTTACCTACAACCTACAGTAGGAATCTTGACACAGCCTTGCCCACTGCAGGTTATGTCAATGTGAATGATGTAGATATCACAGTCTACAATTTGAATGATCCTAGCAATATTGCGTCACATTTGTCAACTGTTGGCATCGGAACCAGTATTTGGGTAGCACAAGACAATAGTTACGATTGGAACATTTATCAGTGTGTTGAAGTTCCAGGTCAATTAACACAGTTAACTGACAATCTCAACGGCACTAGCATAGCTCAATTTAACAGTCTGACCACCGGATTGTTAGTAGGTGATTTGATCATCATCAAATTATTTGATTCCGCCGTCAACGGCGTTTATCGAGTTTTAAGTGTTCCTACAATCAACACGGTGGTAATACAATACGCATTTACTAATCAAAACAAAACTTCAATCACCGGAACTGGACTAGTATTCCGCTTACAAACCATGCGTGTAAAGCAGTCTAGCGATGTGGTCAACTTGCCCTATGCTAATTCCTTGGTGCCCGGATCCACGGTCTGGGTAGACAACGACGGCGACGGACATTGGGAGGTTATACAAAAACAATATCAATTCACAAACGTTGAAAATATTGCAGCATCAACACCCGAAGCTGATTCGTCCTATGGTACCAGTGTAGCACAGAGCCGTAACAATCTGTCTTTGTTGGTAGGAAGCCCAACAGCGGATTCTGGTATGGGTGCAGTATACAGCTATAGACCTGGCATTTCTGCACCGTATGTACAAAATACCAAACTGAACTTGTTGGCCTCTGATGTAGCTGGCTACGGAAGCAGTGTGGCGTTTGGAGATCAAACCTGGGTGGTAGCTGGTGCAAATCTCAGTAATTCTGGTGCTGGATATGCAGTTACCTTGTATCAACCTGCTGGCACCAACGACCTATTACAAACACAATTATTAGTTGCACCCGATCAGAATTTTTCAGCCACAGGGTTTGGAACAGCCGTGATCATAAGTGACGACGAGCGATGGATGTATATCAGTGCACCTGGAGCCAATCGCGTATATGCCTATGGTCTGGTTGATATACCGGCACAGGAAATAAATTATGCCGGGGATGGCACCACTGCTACATTTAGCTATGTTAACAGCATTGTTATTGATAACACTTATCCTTTGCAGTTGTCGGTTAGAATCAATAGCACTCAATTGATATACGGACACGATTATACTGTGACTGAAAATTTAGTACAACTGTTTGTTGCGCCAGCCGTTGGACAAACTGTTATTATCTCTCGTCGAGTGCAAGCACAATTAGATTATGCTGTATACTACGATGTTAAACAAAACAGCACCACCGGTTTAGGATTAAATGCCACATTTACTGTGACAAACACTCGCGGATTGTACAATGTCACTTTAACTGCTCCGGGTAATTTATATGCAATTGGTGACACACTTACAATTAACTATACACACATTGACCCGGCAGGCAGTTCGGCCAATAATTTAACCATTACGGTAACTGGTGTTAATGCTGGCGGCATTACAGCCTTTACATTTGCTGGGGTTGGTGTTAATAACACCGCAGTATTTTCTCTGCAAAACTATTTGTACACAGCTACTACAATTGACGCATTCACTGTGTATGTTAATGGTGTGTTGCAAAGACCCTACATTGATTATACATTTGATAGTGGCAATATTACTTTCTTGACTGTGCCGGCTCCGAGCGCCACAATCATAGTGGATGCTGCATCCTATTGGCAGTATATTAATGACATCACAGTACCAGGATTAGCCGACGATGCCAATTTTGGTGTTAGCTTGACTTGCTCCACCGATGGCCGACAGATAATTGTTGGTGCAGACAACGATAGCGCAATTGACAGCGACAGAAATATTATTGCTACCGCTGGATCAACCTATGTTTTTGATCGAAGTACAGTTAGATACATTGTGTCTAACGCCGGTCAGACCACCTACGCAATCCCGGGCAGTATCAGCAATCCTGTGGCGGTGTTGCTGAACAAGCAATTTTTAACCAACACAGCACAGTATATCAACGGGCAGTTTACTGTCACAGGTTCTAATTTGATATTATCCAGCAGTGTTGTATTAACTGTGGGAGATATTTTAGAAATTGAAACCAATCAGTTCCAGTTCCTGCAAAAACTCACAGCCGATACTGTAATAGACAAATCGGCGTTTGGCCGGGCCGTGGCTGTTTGTCCGCACAATTGTAGTGTTTATGTAGGTGCTCCGTTGACATATGTTCAACAGGATAAAATTATCATAGCTCAAGCCGGATTGGTACAACGGCAATTGAATCAATCTCGACTGTATGGGGTGACCACAAGTACTGTGGCCAATCCTGTCCTGACTGCTGGCGATACCTTGCGTATTAATGATTCAGAAATAGCTGTGCCAGCCGTACCCAATAATACCATAAAAGGATTTGCGGAAGCTATTAATTCATCGGGTATACCCAATGTGGTAGCGACCCTGGTACCCGATGTAATCTTGTACGGAGATGGGTTAACTAAGATATTTGACGTTGGCAACATCTATTCATCCGCTACAGCATATAATACAGTGGTCTACCTTGACTCGGTGTTGCAATTACCCAACGGTGTAAATTACACCTATAACAACACCACACAACAAATAGCATTTGTGACCACACCGCCCATGGGCAGTGTAATTACTGTGGTAGCTGGTAGAATTACTATTAGCGTGATCAATGCCTTGGCTGCAGACGAGTATGACATGCTTACAGTGTTGCCCGGAGTTATTGGATCGGCATTTGAAGCCGTTGGATTTAAGACTTTTGTTTACACGCAAACTATTGAAAGTCCTAATCCAGTTACCTACGCTAGATTTGGTAGCTCAATTGATGTCAGTTACAGCGCCACAAATTTAGTCGTTGGCGCACCTAACGGAAACACCTACGAACCCACTACATTTGATGCTGGCGAAACTTATTTTGATGAACACAGCACTACCTTCTTTAACACTGTACACAACAGCGGAGTAGTTTATACCTTTGATGATCTACCTAGTTCAACCAGTTCCATAAACAATCCTCCACAGTTTGTATTTGGACAACAAATTTATACATCCAATATTGGTACCTTGGATCTGTTTGGTACAGCGGTCAACTACGGCAACGGATTGTTATTAGTAGGAGCTCCCGGAACCAACAACTACGGGTCAGTGGCTATCTTTAAAAATCCCAACGACACTCCGTCATGGACTACAATTTACAAACAATTTCCGGTGGCCGATGTTACGTTGATTAACTCAGTTTATTCGTACAACAAATTGTTGAACAGTACTCAGACCTATTTTGATTTTATTGATCCTTTGCAAGGTAAAATACTGGGTGTGGCCCGCAGGAATATAGATTATATTGGTGCAGTTGATCCAGCTGACTATAACCAGGGCGCTGTACATAATACTGGTATCAGCTGGGGCGCCGGCCATGTGGGACAAATTTGGTGGAATACTTACACTGTAAGATTTGTTGAACCCAATCAAGAAGATATTACTTACGCCAGTCGCCAGTGGGCACAGACTTTCCCGGGCAGTAGCATTGATATCTATCAATGGATAGAAAGTGATGTGCCACCGGCTAGTTATATTGGTCCTGGCAAACCTTTTAGTACTGTTAGCTATACCATACATTCTTCATTGAATAGTGCCGGTATATTTGTCACTAATTATTATTTCTGGGTAACTGGACTAACCAGCATCGATACAGCCAATGGAAAAACACTCAGCACTACCGGCATTGCTAGTTATATTTTAAATCCAGTAGGCAGTGGTATTCCATACATTGCGGCCATAAATGCTAACACAGTGGCCCTATATAACGCTAAGAGTTTGTTGTCGGCTAGTGATACTGTGTTGCATATAGAATATGAACGCCAACACCAGGGCAGTTCTAGTGACATACATACCGAATATACATTTATTGCCGACGGACGACCAGACTCGTTCCTCAACGCCAATTTGTATAGAAAATTACTAGACAGTTTCTGCGGCCAGGATGTCGCTGGAAATCTTGTGCCCGACCCGTCATTAAGCCCGGGTCAGCAGTACGGAGTACAGTTCCGTCCTCGCCAGAGTATGTTTGCTGATAGATTTATGGCATTACAAAACTATTTGGGCCGAGCCAACACTGTGCTGGCACAATATCCCATTAGTGAAACTCGCAACTTTAATTTATTAAACAGCAGCGAACCAGTTCCGCAGGCCAATTCGGGAGCATGGAACTTTGAAGTTCCTAATCTAGAAATACTAGCCTATCAAGATCTTGCCCAGGTACCCATTGGCTGGAAATATTTGGTATTATCAGACAGCAGTCAAAATGGTCGCTGGACTATTTACGAAGTTGTTGCCGGCGCTAATGTAGTATTACCACCAAAACTGCAATTGGTGCGCATACAAAATTATGATACTCCGTTATATTGGAGTTATATCAACTGGTATTTGCCCGGCTACAATAGCAGTATACAGCCCGTGGCCGAAGTGACCAATGTATCCGGCCTGCAGACCTTAAGCGTTGCAGAAGCTCCGCTGGGCAGTAGTGTCAAGGTCACAGCTAACGGCATTGGCAAGTGGGAAATTTATTTGCGTAATGCTGTTGTCGGTACGGCCAGCGATTGGCAACGGGTTGGATTACAGGACGGGACTATCAAATTCAGCGAATCGTTATGGAACTATTCTAAATCAGCAGGCGGTTTTGGGTTTGATGTACAACCATTTGATGCGCAGTATTTTGATCAATATCCGGCCATTGAAACTCGTTACATAATCGAAGCTATCAATCAAGAATTGTTTACGGACGAGTTGTTAATTGAGCGTAACAAGGCCTTGATCCTGATGTTCCAGTATATCTATTCAGAATTTACCAGTCCTGACTGGTTGATCAAAACTAGTTTTGTTGAAATTGATCATACCCTGAGATCACTCTTGCCATACCAATTGTATCAACCTGATAATTCAACCTTTGTGGAAGACTATTTTCAAGAGGTCAAACCTTTCCACACACAGGTTTTAAACTTTAATTTAATCTATGATGGCACAGATATCTGGGGTGGATCACCCACTGACTATGATGTTCCGGCCCATTGGGATACGACCGTAGAAATTCCACAATTTATAAGTCCAGTGTTGACGCCTTACACCTTGTCAACCAGCCTAATAGAAAATACTGTCAGCGATACAGCTAGCAATGCGCAGATTTGGCTGGAACAACCTTGGAACAAATGGTATAATAACTACGCATTATCGATTGAATCAGTCACAATTGCCAACCCAGGATCGGGATATACTTCTGTGCCGCAGGTTATGGTCAACGGTGTTGTTGATAGTAACTTTGCCGCGGTGATCAATAGTTCTGGTCAGGTTATAGCTGTTAAAATTGCCAACAATACTGAAAAATACACTATCACTCCTTCTATTGTACTGATTGGCGGTAATGGAAAAGATGCTGTTGCAGTGCCGATTATGGAAAATGGATTAGTGCGGTCATTTAAAACTGTCATCAGGTATGATCGTTACCAATACAAAACTACCATAGCCAAATGGCAAGCCGGTGTCAGTTATCCTGCTGGTGCCGAAGTGCGATGGAACAACCAAGTATGGTCGGCCAACAGTACGGTAGACAGCACAATATTTGATCCAACCCAATGGAGTCTGGTAAATGCAAGTACCTTAAGCGGAGTTGACCGCACCATGGGTTACTATGTACCCGGCGTCAACATGCCCGGACTCAGTTTACCTTTGTTAATTGACGGTGTTGATTACCCTGGTGTGCAGGTTACAGCGCCACGCTACGATCAAAATACCGGCTACGATGTAGGCAACTACGATATAAATCCATATGACAACATATCAATCGATCTCAATGGTCGACCCACATACGATTATAATATTTTGGATGCTGAATATTCTAGCAGTTATCTTGATACCTATTTAGGAACTAGACCTACAGATATCAACGTAAGTGGCGGCGGATACGTGGATGTGTTCAGTAGCCATGCACCCGAAGAACTGATACCTGGTGGCGAATTTGACAGTTTAGATCTGCGTGTCTATACCACACCGGGCACAAACTGGACCGGGCAAGGCGCTGGATTTCCGGTCGCGACAAAACGCTATACCTACGATCCTACCAATCCAGTATTGAATTTTTACGGCATTTTAGCCAATCCTATGGTAGTAGTCTTGTTTAATGCCACAGCAGGACTAGCACTAGAACCACTTTCATACGATTGGGCCAATTGGGAATTGACTGTGGATCCAGACACCTCTAACCCCGGTGATACCTTAGTGATCTATGTTACTGGTGTAGGAGGTGGCAACCAGTTGTACAATCATACCTGTCTTGGATCTGATCTGATCGGTGGCAAACAACTGATTGTGCCTTATACAACTCTTGACAATAATCCGCCTGTGCCAGGAACCATTTATGAATTTGTGATCTACAATGGCGAAACACCTTTGAAACTGGGGGTAGATTATACCTATGCTAGTGCAGGATCAACCCAAACGGAAATCACATTTGCTCAGACATACGGTGCCACTGATCGTATCAACTTAGCCACCTTGGGCTATCCATCTACTGGTCCTACCTATAGCTATAGTTTGCCAGTGTTTGAAACTGTAGTGGCCAATTCTAACATCGTGACTAGTCAGACCGTTACCTTGACCAATAGCATGTCGGGCACTAATCCAGTAAATTTAGTAGTCACTGTAAACGGTGTACAGGCTCGGCCATACGAAGGTGCTCCTTACGTGGGCGACGGAGTCACAACCTTGTTTGATCTGCCTCAAAATGGTGGCTATAGTCAGTCATTGATTTCTAATAACGATGTATCAGTATACGTCAACAATACAGCATTGATCTTGGGTATCGATTTCACAATCACACCATATGTCAACAGCACAACTCCGCGTGCAGTACATCTATATTCGTCTCCTGCCGCTGGTGCTCCTGTGCTGGTTGCTGTAAGGACTGCAGCGCAATATTGGGTAACCAATGGCCAGTTGACTTTCCAAACTTCAGCCGGTGTAAGACTTAGTGTTGGAGACATTGTTGAGATTGTCAGCTGGAATAGCACCAAAGAACAGGGCATTGCAATTCACGTGTTTGTCGGACCTACCACTAAGGGCGAAACAGTTACTGAAGGATTTGATACAGTCAATTTTGATACAGCAGTGGTCAATAGCACTTCAGGATCGTATGACTATACCGAAGGCATTGTAGTACAACAAAATGTGTTTGACCTTGGATTTACCATTGTTGATCCAGACCGACTGTTGGTAAATTTAAACGGAAAATGGCTATTTAACGGAATAGGATTTACAGTCAACGGATCTACCATTATATTGCCCGGTCCACCTATTCCGTTGCAGACAGTATTGTCAGTGGTCAGCTTTACAGAATACACTGTGCCCAGTGCCATGGCTTTTAGAATCTTCCAGGACATGCGAGGAATACAGGCTACCTACAGCATCACACCAGCTACTACAACTGTATTAACTCAGGCCTTGGCGGCCACGGATGATGTAGTACATGTAGCTAATGTGTCTGCGTTAACGCAACCAAATTTGCAAAATAATGTGTGGGGAGTGTTGACAGTTGGTGCAGAACGTATCATGTATCGTAACTGGGATCTGGACACCAACACAGTGAGTAACCTATTAAGAGGTACAGCCGGTACTGCCGCTAGCGCACACGCTGCGGGCTCTGCAATTTACAATCTGGGACGAGGTAACCTGTTGCCGATTGAGTATCAGAACTATATTGTAAGCGATAATATCCTAGCCGACGGAGTCACAACCGAGTTTATTGCCTATAATATACATCTAACCTACAACGCTGCCGAAGGATTTGGCGAAGTTCCATTTGATCACGGTACTGTAACTGGCGAACCTGGATCTTTTGACTACGGCCAAGGCGACCCCAGTCAGCAGTTAGAAGTATATGTGGGTGGTACACGAGTATTAGACGGCTATGTTGTGGCCAACTTTAATCCAACAGAAATAATCTTTGATGTAGCACCGCCAGCTGGGGTTGATGTTACTATGCTAGTACGCAGAGGTGTCACCTGGTATCAACAAGGTCCAGGTACTGCATCTAACGGAATACCTTTGCAAGAAACCAATACTCTAGCTGCAAGGTTTTTGCGTGGGCTATAATGTGAGGTAAATATAGTATGACTGAAAATAATAAACAACCGGTTTCTACTACAAAAACAACACCCAAGCGCCCAAACGAAACAGGATCAGTATCGGTACAAGGATTTGTAAAGATTTTTGATCCTACAACCAAACAGGTATTTGTGGAGAAACGAGCATGATTTTAGCGCCTACCATGATCCGCGGATTTTTAAAAATATACGACCCGGCCTCGGGTGAAGTTTTTGTAGAAAAAAACAATGCTATCCACTACGAAAACATGAGTATTGCCATGTCCAACAGCCTTACCAACGACAATACTGGCTGGATTTACACCATGGCATTTGGTAACGGTGGCAGTGCAGTAGATCCTACTGGAGTCATAACCTATTTGCCACCCAATACCACAGGTCAAAATGCCAGTTTGTACAATGAAACCTATGCCAAAGTGGTAAACCAATATTCAGCGGCCAATCAGGATCCTACCAACAATTATCTTACAGTACTACATACATCAGGCAATGTCTATACTGATATTGTGACCACTTGCTTGCTGGACTACGGCGAACCTGCAGGTCAGCAGGCCTTTGACAACAGCACCAATTTCAATGGTGAATATGTATTTGATGAGCTCGGATTGCAAAGTTGGTTTGGTAGTGCTAGTAATTTGTCTTTGATCACCCACGTGATTTTTCATCCGGTACAAAAGAGCTTGAATCGCCAGATACAGATAGATTATACTTTGCGCATCCAAACTCTTACAAATTTAAGTGCGGCATAAATATGAGTATATTATTGTGTGGTAAATACAAAAGGACGGAGTAACCTAAATGTCATATACAATTAACTTAACTGATGGTGCATTGTTTGCTGTAGTAGCAGACGGTACTATCAATACATCAAGTTCAGTAACCTTGGTAGGTCAAAACTACGCCGGGTACGGAGCTTTTTTAGATACAAATTTTATACAAATGTTGGAAAATTTTTCCAACACCACTCCTCCAGGTGCTCCGTTAACAGGACAACTTTGGTGGAATAGCGGCAACGATTTGTTGCAAGTTTACACCGGTACGGCATGGAAAACTATCAGCAGTGCTACAGCACAAAGCACAGCGCCCACTAACAATGTAACTGGTGACCTTTGGTATAACACCACTTTACAACAATTAAATGTTTGGACCGGATCCGCTTGGTTGGTGGTAGGTCCCGGAACAAACACAGCTGGCGGAACCACTGGTGCAGTTCCAACATCAATTGTAGATAACGTAGGCAGCACACACTATGTAATTGAACTATACTCGGGCGGCAATATTGTAGGAATGGTCAGCAAAGATGCTACCTTTACTCCTGCTTCGGCTATTGCCGGATTTGCCACCATTAGCCCTGGTATACAGTTGACCACAGTAGGCAACGCTGTGTTTACCGGTACAGCAACTAATACAACAAGTTTATCTGGGTTGACTGCTAGTCAATTCATGCGTACCGATGCCAACACTTCAACTAGTGGTACACTAAGCGTGCTCAACAACAGCGGATTTGCAGTGGGACTCAACAGTGATTTTAGAGCCCAAGTGGGAAATTCTGGAGTAATACTATCAAATCAGACCACTAATGGCAACATCAATTTTAGTGTAAATATTGGCGGAACTCCGACCACAGTAATGACTATCAATGGGTCAACTGGCGTAATCACCGGCAATCAAATTGATGCTAACTACGCTGACCTAGCTGAACGCTTTGCAGCCGACGCAGAATTAGACGCAGGTACTGTAGTCGAACTGGGTGGCACAGCAGAAATCACCCAAGTTGGTGCAGAACTAAGCGAAAATGTGTTTGGGGTCATAAGTACAAAAGCGGCATATTTGATGAATGGTCGTGCAGGCTCAAACGCTACGCATCCCCCAGTTGCAATGACTGGACGAGTACCTGTAAAAACCATTGGTCAAGTGCTCAAAGGTGATAGATTGGTATCAGCTGGTAACGGAATGGCTCGTGCTGCCCGACCAGGCGAAGCCACAGCATTTAATGTGATTGGTCGTGCGTTGAAAGACAAGTTAGACGCAGGATTAGGCACAGTAGAAGCTATTGTAACAATAAAATAACAAGATTGATTACCCCAGCAATTAAACTTGCGTTGAAATTGATCAACTAATACAAAGGGAAACAGAAACAAAATGACATATTCATCGGGCGGATTAATACAAGCGACAGACTATAATGGTTTTGTCAGTACGACTTCAGGTGCAAACATCAATGCAACTTGGAACAGCACATATGGGCAAACAGCTCTTACCACGGTAAGCACGGGTGCTACAGTTTCGGCAACACAATGGGCTTCTTTGGTCAACACCATCACTGCCATGGGTGCTCACTCAAACACAGTGATCACTTCCAGGACTGCTCCGGTTACAGGCAATACCATTACAGCATTAACCAACGTAGGTCTTGACATCGGCAACTGCTACACCAATCGTTTCAGTGCTGCATCAGTCGGTAGCCAATACACCGCTTGGACTGGTACAGCTAGCAAAACAACTGCAACTGGATCTGGTGGCTCTGCATGGACCATTACATTTACTGACACTGTCACCTTTGCCAATGCTACAGCTGCTACTAATTTCTTTGGCGCAGGCGGATATTTACAAATACAGTTTGGCAAAAGCAGTACAGGTACTGTATCTGATACAGAATGGAATGTATTTGTTGGTGCAGCAGGCGCCGGTGCAATAGTAGCTAACAAAGTTATTTTTACCAGCGATGCTACCAGCAAGACCATTGCTGGAACTAGCTATCAAGGCACAGGCAAGGTTGGCGGAACAGGAACACCTACCACATTGGCCACCGGTATTGGATACAATCAGTTGACTGGTACACCACAGACTATCTACAAACAGTTTGATACAGGTGGTGCCTACAGCGGCAACTATGTACAGATCAATGCTAGCGTATCTGGTGCAGTGGTTACTTTGACCACAACTTGGTATGATGCAGGCGATTCTAACCCTGGATCAACAGCACAAATCACAGGTGGTACAGCAACAACCGGTATTTCCTGGGGTACAGCACCAAGTACTGTGGTTACCTACTATCCACCAGAAACTACCAATATCAGCAACACTTGGGGAACCCCAACTGTGGCAAGTACAGTAGCTTAATAGTTGCAACAGTTTTACCAAAAGCCCCGCAAGGGGCTTTACCTTATGTGCTTTTTCAAGTATAATAACTCTATGGACACAGACAATTTAATCTCTCACGCTCGTGCTCGTTTTGATCACGCAGTTGCCAAACGTACCTTAAAAGAAAAATATCAGGGCAAGTTGACCTTTGCCCATGCTGGTGGTATGTGGTTGGCTGGGCCCGCATTGTTGACTACATTAAAATGTTGCAACGGCGACACAGTAATTTTAGATTTATATGAAAACCCAGTAAAGGTCAATGCCGAGGAGTTTTATGAGCAGGCGTTGCAACGCTGGCAAGAACAACTTAATGCTTGGCTTATAGAATACCAACAACTTAATCAAAATAGATGACCACTGGCGTTTTAATTTTTGCCTTCAACAACGAACACATTGATTATCTTGCCATGGCCAACTGGTCAGCGCAAAATATTCGCAGGCATCTCGACTTACCAGTGGCCGTAGTTACTGATCGTGCAGTTCCGCCACATTATCGTTTTGAACAGATAATACTGGCCAAACCAACAGGAAGCTACACAAGAAAATTTGAGGATTTGGCAGAGTTAGTCACCTGGTTTAACGGCAACAGAGTAGATGCCTACACCCTGTCGCCGTGGTCACAGACACTAGTGTTAGATGCCGACTATGTGGTTGCAACAGATCAGCTTCTTTCTATTTTAGACAACGACTGTGAGTTTGTAGTACACAATCGGGCCTATGATGTAACCGGACATCCAAACTTTGACGAGCATGACAGCTTTGGCCAATACCGCATGCCCATGTGGTGGGCCACGGTGATGATGTTTCGACGTGGTCAACAGGCTCAATTAATATTTGAAACCATGCAGATGATACGAGACAACTGGGATCACTACCGGGCTTTGTACTCAATCGGTCGTGCCACTTATCGCAATGATTTTGCACTCAGCATTGCATTAGGTGTAGTAAACGGACACACTTTGAATCACAATAGTATTCCGTGGGGGTTGGCCACGGTGACACATGATCAACAGTTGGCACAAATTGATCAAGATCAATATCGTGTGGATTTTGTAGCACAGGACGGCAAGCCCAAGTGGATTACATTAGCTCAGGATTTTCATGCTATGGGCAAAGCACAATTAGGGGCCATCATTGACAATCACAGCTGAACGCGGATATCTAATACCAGCCGTTGATACAGAATCTGTAGATTACCTGAGTTGTGCTGTACGGCTGGCTAAATCCATACAACAATGGCACCCCGATGCTAAAATCTCTGTCATTTCGACCAAGCAATGCAGTGATCCAGTTTTTGATCATGTGATACCGTTGCCCTACGGTGACCAAGGGGGTTATGCCAACGATTGGCAGTGTTTTAGAGCTAGCCCATATAGGCAAACTATTAAATTAGAAGCTGATATGATATGTGCCACTCCTATTGATCATTGGTGGACCCTGTTTGAGTCTCGAGATGTTGTGATCAGCCAAGGTTGCAGAGATTTTTATGATCAACCAGGACAATCAAGGGTGTATCGTCGCATATTTGATAACAATGCCTTACCGGATGTGTACAATGCTATTACCTATTGGCGTCGCAGCGAAACTGCTATGAAATTTTTTGAACTGGTGCGCAACATATTTGAAAATTGGAACAGTTATCGATCTTTACTGCAATTTCCAGACAAAGAGGCCACAACTGACGTGGTCTATGCCATAGCTGCTGTGATTATGAATGTTGAAAATGTTACCTTACCTGCCGGTATAGGTCCAACCATAGTACACATGAAACAACACATGATTGGTACTATAACAGACAACTGGACCAATGAATTAGTCTGGGAAAATGACCCTTTTAGGATCAACACTGTGGCACAATGGGGACTAGTACATTACCATATCAAGGAATGGGCATATGACTGAAAATGATTTTTGGAACGCACTAGCTCCTGTTCCAGCTCCGCCTGCACCGATCTATAGATTGTATTATGACGATCAGGGCTGGCCTTTATTTTACAGCATGGAATCGGTCCCAGGTAACTATATAGAGATCGATTACGATACCTGGCATAATCCAGCCAATGTCCGCATACTCAACGGAATATTAGTTCGGATCAAAACAGTAGTGGTACATAAGTTGGTTCCAGGAGATATAGGCACCACATGTCACCCGCAAGATGTTGCTGTTGTGGTAAATGCCTTAGGATCAAATACTAAATGGAGCGTGAAGTGATCACAATTGATATAGCAGACTTAGACTGCATTTACCTATCATACGATGAACCCAACAAAGAAGAAAACTGGGTTAAAATTAAAAATATGATTCCTTGGGCTCAACGTGTAGATGGGGTTAAAGGATCGGATGCAGCACATAAAGCAGCAGCCAATGCTAGTGCAACCGATCGTTTTGTGCTCATCGACGGTGACAATATTCCCAATCCTGAATTTTTTAATCTTACATTAAATATCGGCGATGTCGACACTACCTGTGTGTATCGTTGGCGTGCTCGTAATTATATCAATGGACTCATGTACGGCAATGGCGGCTTGAGCGTATGGTCTAAAAAGTTTATATACGATATGCGCACACACGAAGCATCCGACGGTACAGCAGAAAATGATGTAGAGTTTTGTTTTTATCCTAATTACTATGCTATGCACGATTGCTATAGTACAACATACCCCAATGCCAGTGAGTTTCAAGCCTGGCGAGCTGGATTCCGCGAAGGTGTCAAGATGTGCTTAAACAAGGGCGTTAGACCTACTGTTAGCGAATTCCAAGATCGTGTACATCATCGTAATTTAGATCATTTGACCATATGGCATAATGTGGGTCGAGATGTGGACAATGGTATCTGGGCAATTGTGGGTAGTCGCATGGGCACTTACATGACCATGATCACTCCAACTTGGGACTATCGTCAGGTACAGAGCTTTGATGCATTGGCGGATCTGTGGTCTACAGTAAAAGATTCAAACGCTGAAATATTAGCTGGGAGAGTAGCCGAAGATTTAGTAACGCAATTAAATTTACCAATTAACATGCTAGGACCAGAGGAAAGTCAGTTTTTTAAACATCATTACCGTAGTAACTGGCATAATCGTGGAGTTATGATCAAAGAAATTGATGTTATTAGAAATCAAGAAGGTTGGTAATTTTTTCTGCTAATTGTTGATGTGTTTTGGGTCCATAATGAAATCCGTCTCGGGCCAGGCCACTAATTGGTTGAGGTGTTGAAAGTAGTCCATAAATAGTTGTCATGAATGTATTAATACTTGAGCACTCAAGATGGGCGACAAACAATTTATCTAATTCAATATTATCCAATTCTGATATTAGCCCAGTGCGATTGTTGTCCTCTGATCTAAAATATTTTTGATTTTTTTAACAAATTAGTGTATAATAGTAAAAATGGTTATTGCATTTTATCCTGGCGCCGGCGGAAATAGGTATTATCGTTATCTAGCCGGCCAACGGGATTTTAAAACACAAACCACCTATGATCATTTATTAACCAATCAATTGCCCGATTATCGATATTTGACCACACAGTCTGACCTAGCAGACTGCGAATTAATACTGACCCATTGCGTAAATGTTCCACTGATTAAAAAACTATTTCCTAACCAAAGAGAAATTATTGTACTACAAGCAGATTTAGGCAAAAGTTTAAAGAGAGAATGGTATCTTGCAGATCAGCATAAAAATAAAAACATGCCTAATAAATTAGAACATGCTCGAGCTCACACTGCCTATCATCGTCGATACTATAACGAATATCCAATGGATACCTTGGGTGCTACTAGTATAATTAATATTGACACAGACAACTCGGAATTTGCCAAAATTATGCGAAAAGAACTAAACAGTATTGATTCTGCTGAATACGATCAGGTCAGCGCCGAACACATAGAACATGACTTATCAATGGTACCAGGAGATAAAATTGTAGATGGATTTAAGAGTAAATTTCTTAACGACGCCGAAATAATGAAACAACGCTTGGACAAAATAAGTCCCAGCATGTGTCTAGCAAAATGGAAACAGGTAAGTCTACATTTAACTACAGGACTTAATAATTCCTGCTATCATCCTCCTTTACACAAAATTCAACTAGAAGATATCCAACGTAGTCCTAGTGGGTTGCATAACACCGCCTATAAAAAAACTCAAAGACAGCTGATGTTAAAAGGAGAAAGACCCAGTGAATGTAATTATTGTTGGGCCATGGAAGACAACGGCAAACTAAGTGATCGACACTATCGCAGCGGCGAGTCTTGGGCTGCCAAAGACTTTGGAAAAATTGTAAGTGGAGAATGGGACGATGATATTACACCTAGTTATGTTGAAGTTAATTTTAATCACGCTTGCAATCTTAAATGTAGCTACTGTAGCCCTCAATTTAGTTCAAGTTGGCAACAGGAAGTGGATCAGTTTGGCGCTTATCCCACTAGCACTCAACACAATGATCCTAGTTATTTCACTGGGGATCGTAAACCAATTCCGGTAAGAGAGGACAATCTCTATGTAGATGCATTTTGGTCTTGGTGGCCTCAACTATATCCAGAGCTAGAACATTTCAGAATGACCGGCGGCGAACCCATGCTGGACAAAAATACCTATCGTGTGTTTGACTATGTGTTGGCCAATCCCAAGCCAGACCTGCACTTGAATGTGACCAGCAACTTTAGTGTGGACGAAAAGTCGTGGCAACGATACAAAGGCTATGTCAAGCAACTATGCGAAGGCGAACAGATTGAACATTTCATGCAATACATTAGTATAGATTCTTGGGGGGCACAGGCTGAATATATCCGTAACGGTTTAGATTTTAATTTATTATGGGATCGTGTAAATCAATTCTTAACAGAAATACCAGGGCGCAACAGCATAACCTTTATTGTGACCATGAACAATCTATCGGTGACCAATCTCAGTAGTCTGTTTGCCGGCATACTAGGCCTGCGTAAGTTGTATTCAAAGACCTATCAGCGTGTATGGTTTGATACTCCGGTATTACGGCAACCCACCTGGCAAAGTCTACAAATCTTGCCAGAAAGTTACGTAGAACAGTTAGAACATTTATGGGCCTGGATGATACGTCAGATCGAAACCGAAGCCACACGTTTTCAAGGATTCAAAGATTACGAAATTTCTCGACTTGACAGAGACATTGCTTGGATGCGTGATGGACAAAAGTTAGATCCAATATACATTAAACAGCAAAAAGCAGATTTTTATCGTTTTTTTGCAGAAGCCGACCGGCGACATGGCACCGACTTTTTAACTACATTTCCAGAAATGGCCGCTTGGTGGCGCGAATGTGAGTACTATGCTCGCCAATCGTAAAGTTGTTCTGGATACCTTTTGCGAAGTATACGATCTAATAAAATCCTATGCAGACGCAGAATTTTGGGAATTTTCAACTCACGATGTTATTCCTGGTGCTATCTACCTTATCGGTAGAGAACAATTTAATCTCAACGTTGATCGCATACGCAAATTAGCCGAAGCTGGTACAATCTTACCAGTACTGAGCAACCCAATGGAAGGATCCGACACAATGAAAACACATTGTGACCAGGTCACACGTACTGCTGATTTGGTGCACAACAAAAAGATATTGCTAATCGGCGGTGGTGACATGGATACTACCTGGCCATGCTTACAGTACGACATTTTTTTAACTAAAATTTTAGACCCTGAAGAAAATTTAGTTGAAATGTTTTGCGGTCGAGAAATATTTTCCAAGATACAAAAACCTTACAAATTTTTATTTCTTAATGGTCGCGGCCGGTCGCATAGAAAATTCCTACTTGAATTGTTTTGTCATTGGGGTTTACTGGAACAAAGCCTGTGGACCAACTTAGATTCAAGACCTCTCAAACTACGACCATTTAAGTTACCCAACGAATTAGGAGCAAAAGATTATACTGTTTTTCCTGTGCAGCATTTACCAATTCAATATGAAGTTGATCGTTATCAATCACAAATTGGAGTTCCGGCGCTCAACACTGATCAAGATCTTTTTGTAAAATATCACTTGTTTAACAACGAATGGGGCGACATCTATCTCAAAGCTGCCCCGTATATTGACACCTATTTTAGTGTGGTAACCGAAACCGTATTTGAATATCCTTACAGTTTCCGTACAGAAAAAACTTGGAAACCGATAGCCATGGGTCACCCTACCATTTTTGTTGCAAATCAGGGCTACTATAGAGATTTTCACAATTTAGGATTCCGCACCTGGGGACACCTAATCGACGAATCATTTGATCAAATTGATGATCCCCAAGACCGTATCATGCGCATCGCACAGGTGGTGAAAGATTTGTGCCATCAAGATTTGGCCAGTTTCCTAAAGGCTGCCGAGGATGTATGTAAATACAATCAACAACACTTGGTAGAAATGCGGATTCGAGTCCGCAAAGAATTTCCAAACCGTTTTTTTCAGTTTATCAATGAATACATTTGAGATCCAACTGGCACAGTGCAGGTTTACTTTTCCGCAAAATCAAAGTATAATTGTATTGGCCAATTATCGTACCGGCAGTACAGCCTTGTGTAATATTCTGCATCGCATTACTGGATACCCAAATTTAGACGAAGCATTTCATTTCCGCAGGAGAGGTAGAGAATATGATCGATATCGAGCCAATGCACAACCTTGTATAGTTAAACTCATGTGCGACCAAATTCCCCCTGACAGCTATTTTGATTCATTATTCAGCAACAGTTATATAATCGGTATCTATCGAAAAGATCGAGTAGCCCAATTGGCCAGTTTTGCCACAGCCTATGGCTCAGAAGTCTGGCATAATCCCAAGGATTGTCCAGCACAACAGGACAAAACTGCACCACACATAGGTTACTTGCCTAATCAGGCAAAAAGACTTGCTCGGTTGCACGAAGAATATACCCAGTGCAGGACTTTTATGAAGATGGAATTGTGTTACGAAACTGTAGCATCGGACCTGGTCCAGTCGTCGTACAATGCCATGCATAAATCTGCAGACTACGAAAATTTTTTGGCTGAGTGTGGTCGAGTATTAGAACAAAATAATTTGGAATTGACCAATGAATGATTTAGAATTTCGACAACAAGTATTAGACACCAAAAGTGACAGTTTTTGTGCTGCAAAGTGGTACAATGCTACCATATGGTTAGGATCAGGACAAACCACTAGTTGTCACCATCCTCCGGCACACTCAATAGATACAGAGGCCCTTAAAACAAATCCTCGAGCCATACACAACACTGTACAAAAGAAACAGGATCGTGCAAAAATGTTGGCTGGAGAGCGTCCCGCTGGTTGTGAATACTGCTGGAAAATTGAAGACATGGGTCGAGATGCTGTCAGCGACCGTGTGTACAAAAGTAAAATTTATCCCCTAGAAGCCTTGGATACGGCCTATCAAACTCCGGCCGAGCAGGATGTCAATCTGCGCACACTCGAAATTGCATTTGATCGTACCTGTCAGTTTGCTTGCAGCTACTGCAATCCAGCGTTCTCCAGTACCTGGGTCAAAGATATCAAAACCAACGGCGCCTACACAAATCTTGTCAGCGACGGCCGCAATCATTTTACGCACCCACACGATTCAGCCCAGCTGTACCGTTTTGGAGAAACCAATCCCTATGTGGAGGCATTCTTTGCCTGGTGGGAAACTGACCTGCATCAAACACTACAGGAGCTGAGAATCACTGGCGGTGAGCCACTCATGTCGGGCGAGACCTGGAAGCTGATTGATTGGTTCAAAGACAATCGAGGCCGTAGTAGCACTCGGTTGGCCATCAACAGCAACCTGGGCATGGATGCCGAAAAGTTACAAGAGTTTGTTGATCGGATCACAGGTATTCCTCATTTGGAAATATACACCAGCATGGAAAGCGTAGACGATCAAGCCGAATATATACGTGATGGTCTGGACTATCAGCAATGGATGGACAATGTAATAACACTGTTGGAACAAGACAGCATACAGGCTGTACATTGCATGTGCACCATTAACGCTCTGTGTTTAGAACGCTTGCCCAATTTGTTGTATCAGTTGCTGGAACTCAAGCAACAGTATGGGCGCGAGCGTGTGAATTTTACACTAAATATATTGCGTTTCCCCAGTTTCCAATCAGCCTTGATATTGCCTATAGAGTTTCGTACTGGGTATCGAGATCAGTTGCAGGATTTTTGGAACCGCAACTACCGCAATCCCTACCTGCACGAGCATGAACTAAATCATGTGCAACGCTTGATTGATTATTTAGATGTGGTCAAAACTCCACACAGTGATGCCTTTGATATGCCCAAACTACACAATGATTTTCGTCAGTTCCACCAACAATACGATGCCCGTCGCAGCAAAGATTTTGTCAAGACATTTCCCACATTAGCAGACTGGTACAATGACCTACAAGTATAATTCAGCAGATTTAGTCCGGCCGGTAGAGCTTGACCAACGAGAAGAATTCCTATTAAAGGATTCAAAGACATTTTGTATCTATCCCTGGATACACTTACATGCTTACCCCACTGGCGAAGCATACCCGTGTTGTCATGCCGAAATGGCATATCCTGTGGGCAATACCCGATTCAAGAGCCTGGAAGAAATCTATCGCGATGCTCCCATGCGAGAGCTACGCAACGACATGCTAAACGAACGTCCTAATCCTGCATGTGGTCGTTGTTATGAGCAAGAAGAATCGGGATTCTTCAGCGGACGTCGTAGTGCCAACAAACATCACGGACATCACATCAAGCGCATCGACGACGACGAATTTCGCATGAGCTACTGGGACATACGCTTCAGTAACTTGTGTAATCTAAGTTGCCGTAGTTGTGGACACATATTCAGTAGTAGCTGGTACCAGGATCAAGCCCGGTTGGCCGGAGGCGATTGGAAAGACCGTAACCAAGTGTTGAACTATGCCGGCCGCACCGAAACCGACATGTGGGAACAATTGGTTCCGCACCTGGACTATGTGGAGCAGATATATTTTGCTGGTGGCGAACCCTTGATGATGGCAGAACACTACAATATTCTAGACGAATTGGAACGTCGCGGACGTTTTGATGTGAGACTCATATATAACACCAACTTTACGCATGTCAAATTAAAAAATCGTACAGTGTTTGATTACTGGAAACGATTCAAAAGTGTAGCAGTTGGAGCCAGTTTAGATGATCAACACGGTCGTGCCGAATATATACGTCAAGGGACCGAGTGGCATCGGGTCATTGCCAATCGCATAGAAATGATTCAAACCTGTCCCAACGTGGATTTTTATATCAGTCCCACACTGAGCATAATGAATGCTTGGAGCTTACCGGACTTTCATCGTCAGTGGGCAGAAACTGGATTGATCCGCCCACAAGATTTAAATGTAAACATACTTCAAGATCCTACATATTTCCGTATTGACATTGCAACACCTGCATATAAACAACAGCTGATTGAACGTTATCAGAAACATCTTGAATGGTTGCGCCCGCTGGATCCACTGCAACGGGCCACAGTGGGATTTGAAAGTGCCATCAACTTTTTACAGGCCACAGACAACACGCATTTGTTAGATACCTTTTGGCGCAAGACACACAAACTCGATCAAATTCGTGGCCAAAACATATTGAATGTCATTCCAGAATTGGCCGCATTGCAATGAAAATACCACATGGCAAATTTTGTGTACTGCCTTGGGTCAGTTTAGAAACCAGCCCTATTGGCACAGTACGACCCTGTTGTTTGGCCGACAATGAATTGCGAGATCACAACGGCAACAAGTTTAATCTCAAGACAGCTGCATTTGATGCTGTGCAAAACTGCCAAGACATGCAGGATCTAAGGTCTGAATTTTTGGCCGGCGGTCAACCCAAGACCTGCCGTAAATGTTGGAATGAAGAAGATGCAGGTCGTACCAGCAAACGTATGCATACATTAAATAGGCTCAAACACATGTTGCCCGATCAAACATGGACAGTAGATGCCAAACCCTTGATGTTTCTTGATCTCAAACTGGGCAATATCTGCAATCTAAAATGTCGCATTTGTGGCTCGTGGTCGTCGTCGACCTATGCTGTAGAAGAAATAGCCCATGATCGATCAGGTGCAGGTAAACAAAGTTTTCATTATCAAATGCTGGAGCAGGGTCGTTGGCCCAGAGAAAATATAGTGTTTTGGGAGCAAATTGCTGATCAGTTGGACCAACTTGAATACATTGAGTTTACCGGTGGTGAGCCTTTTATGATTCAAGAACACTTTGATTTGTTGCAACGCATTGTAGATCAAGGACATGCTGACCGTATTGAAATACACTACAATACCAATGGTACCAATTGGCCAGCCGAGGCCATTGAAATTTGGCGCCATTTTAAAACAGTTGAAATAGCTGTCAGCATTGATGATGTAGAAGACCGATTTGAGTATCAAAGATCCGGTGCTGTTTGGTCCGATGTTGAACGCAATCTGGAACTGTTTCGACTGTTGCGCAAACAGCACAGCAATATACAGCTACAGGTTTGTAGTACTGTGAACGTGTTCAATGTCATGTATCTTGAAGGTCTGGCCAATTGGATCGATACCCAGGCGTTTGATTTTGTCTACTGGAACATCATGCACGATGCTCCGTATTTTAGCATTGCCAACTTGCCTGTGGTGGTAAAACAGGCTGTGACTGATCGACTGCTGCAGGCCAAGGTCAGTGCAAGACATCAACAAGAATTTGCAAATATCTTAGATTTTATGAATCGTGGCACACAGGACCTGGGCACACAGATGCTGGAGGAAATACGCCGGGTAGATGCAAGACGCAATGAAAATCTTGTTGCTGTGGCTCCTGAGTTTGCAAAGTTAATTGCATATGAATAAACCCGATACCTTGTGCATGGCCGCCTGGACTCATACCTATTTGAGCCCACAAACCGAACGACGCATGTGCTGTGCATCAAGAGAACCTGCACAGAGCTTTGAACAGTACATAGATACCGATTCTGGAACAGGACGATATCATCCCTTGACTCTGGATGAGCACTGGAACAGCGAGCACATGCGATCAGTGCGGCGCCGCATGATGGCCGGAGAAACCCTGCCTGAATGTGCAGTCTGCAACGACAAACTGCTGAACACCGATGTTTATCGCAGTTATTTTAATCAACTGTTTGGCCACAAGTACGAAACAGTGATGGCCGCAACCGATGCAACTGGTTACACCACAGTCAAGCCGGTCAGTTGGGATTATCGTTTCAGTAATCTATGCAATTTCAAATGCCGTACCTGCGGAGACATGTTGAGCAGTGCATGGGAGTCAGAACAACGGCAACACCACATGATAGACTGGACAAATCCCAAAAACAACTGGATGCGACCCGAAGTAAGGGCCGAAATAAGTCGGTTTCAAGACACGCAGATTGAAGCAGAATTTGCTCAGGCTGTGGCTGAACATCGTGTAGAAGAAGTCTACTGGGTCGGCGGCGAACCCTTGATGTACGAACAGCATTGGCGTTATATGAAACAAATTGTAGATCAAGGAGACGGAAATGGCGTATACGCTAGATACAATACCAATCTTAGTAGGGTTGATTACAAGTCTATTAATCTTTATAGTGATATCCTGGTTCATCTTAGGGACTGGCAAATCTGTGCAAGTCTGGACGGTACTGGAGCCACAGGTGAGTACATCAGAACTGGACTTGACTATGACACCTGGTGTAGAAACTTTGAGATGGGATGCAACATATCTACCCACCGGCGACAGATGCGAATCGACTTTACCCTCACCCTTCCGGGTCTTTTTGAGGTTGCCAACATCCAACAGTTGGCCGACAAATTTGGAGTAGATGTCCTGGCCAAGGTCATATTCAGCTTTACACCTGATATTGTCTTGAGCCCGCTGGCACTGCCCCGAGCAGTCTTGGACAAAAAAGTTGACAGTCTAGTGGCCAACTTAAATAACAGCGCACTAAGAGATGTGCTGTTACAGTTGAAAAACCGCCCGGTGTTTGCAGAACAGTGGCCAGATCAGTATCAAGCCGGGCTGATTCGAGGCAAACAGCGTGTGCTACGATTGGAACAGATCCGCGGGGATACTCTTACACTGGCCGACATATTGAGCAGTGACAACGAAATATTGGAATGGTATGACGCAATTGCTGCTTGATGTTATTGAAATGGATCTGGGCCGCCCAGACCGGGTACAGACTGTGTACATTGATGTGCAGGATTCTAGCCTGAGTCGCCGGTGGTTGGCCGCCCTGAATCACCTGATTGATCAACAGTATCACCTGGAAAAGAACTACTGCTTCTTTGGATTTGCCGACGGTGATCGCTCGGGTGCTTACCTGATGGATCAAATCAATGCCAGCATAGCAGAAATCAATGCCGCTGTACCGGGCTACACCATCACAGATCACTTTGCCCTGGACACAGTACTAGACAGTAATCTTGAAATTGTTCAGCCTAGATTAAATCAACTGCATCGCTACTTTGAAGATCTACAGGGTGTAAGCGGTGCCATGAGTGCGTTCTACACCGCAGCTGATGCCAGCACAAGATGGCACATACGCCAGTTAAACGGTCTGTGTCACGAATTTGAATCCTGGGCCTTGAGCTGGCGTAAAAAACACACACAACCTGAATGGATGCGTCCCAGTCAGCTCATGTGCTGGTTAAACAGCCCGCGCTTTGTGCTGGAAGAAGCAGACTACGAGCTGTTTGGTATCGAAAGTATCAATAGACCCACGGGCGGAGTATTTGTGGGTGTAAACAAGGCCGTGGGCAAGCATCACTGGGAAGTGTTTGTAGACGAAGCCCAGTATGATCCAGATCATCGTACTGACTTGTTAACAACCACAACACTAAAACCACAAACAGAAGCTGCCGGCGATTTTGACATAGAGTGGGCACAGAATCCTGCAGGTGCACCCTGGCAAACTCGCAACTTGAACAACTTTAGAACCTGGCTGATCGGCAACGGATTTGACCCCGATGACCGGAGTCTGACCATAGGACATCCCCAGGTGGGCCAGGTGGATTTGATCAGAAGCTTTGGCACAGAAGATTACCGAGAGATCTGGCGACAGTTAAATACACGCCTAAATGTGGTGGCCATTAGAACCAGCACAGCCAGTGTTGTGTATGATTATCATTGGTCGGATCCCAACTACAAGGAACAACAAATACAATGTCTTGGATTAAAAACCTAATCAACCGTATTCAATTGGAAATACGCTACCGTAAAAAGCTGCGAGAACTGCGCAAGCGAGACCCGTTTATCTATAAATGAAACTGGCAACAGATCAGTATATCTTAGGCATCAGTGCTGGATTTCACGATGCTGCTGCCACTGTGTTAGACAGCGCCGGTAACATAGTGTTTGCCGGGCATGCAGAACGTTACAGCAAGCGGAAGAATGATGCCAACCTGAGTGAAGGACTACTGGCAGAACTGTGTGACTATGAGTTTGCGACTATAGCATACTACGAGCGGCCCTGGATGCATAATCTACAGCAAATATATTCTGGGCAACGGCCCACTGGGCCCTGGACCACCGGCGGTGCAATACGGCGTCAATTGGGTGCCTGGTATCAGCACAAAGCCGTAAATGAACGCAGTTACAGTCATCATTTGAGCCATGCAGCTGCAGGCTTTCAAACCAGCCCATTTGAACGTGCCACTGTGGTGGTCATTGACGCCATAGGCGAGTTTGATACAGTGAGCATATATGGAGCTGAGTATGATGGACAGGGTCGTGCTGTGTACCAGCGGTTATGGGTACAACGCTACCCGCACTCGATAGGCCTGTTTTACAGTGCCATCACTGAACGTGTGGGTCTACATCCCCTGGACGAAGAGTACATAACCATGGGCATGGCCGCTTATGGACGCAACACTGAAGATCTAGCCCAGGGCATGGCCGCTGAGCTGGTAGACAGTGTGGAACAGGTGCGTTTTAGACAGAATCTACATGCTGGAGTATCTGCCGGCTTTATGTGTGGACACGAGCCCGAGGACATTGCGGGAGCTGCACAGCGACTAGCAGAAGAACTGATTGGCAGTGTAATGGCACGTGCTCGTGCTTTCAACTGGAGCACAAACCTGGTATATCAGGGTGGTGTAGCACTCAATTGCCTGGCCAACAGAAACTTGGGCAGGTATTTTGAAAACATCTGGATCATGCCCTGCCCAGGCGATGCCGGCAGTAGCCTAGGCGCTGCTGCCCTGGCCCTTGGTGGCCCTGTCAATTGGCGCAACGCCTATCTAGGACGAACAATTCCAGGACCTTATCCGGTTGATGCCTGTGTACACAGTCTACTACAGGATCGGATCTGTGGAGTTGCGTCAGGACGGGCAGAATTTGGACCCCGAGCGCTGGGCAATAGAAGTCTACTGGCCGACCCGCGGGGATCAGATATAAAGGAGCAGGTAAATCGAATCAAACGTAGACAGCAGTTTAGACCCTTTGCACCGGTCATTTTGGAGGAGCATGTTGCGGACTATTTTGACATGCCTGGCGGTTTTGTTGACAGTAGGTATATGCAGATCGTTGGCCGTTGCCGGCGTCCTGACCTGTTTCCTGCTGTTACCCACGTGGATGGTACCAGTAGGATACAGACTGTACCTGAAGATGGATCAGGAATAAGAGCACTGTTGGAAGCCTGGTACGCTGCTACCGGCTGCCCCATGCTCCTAAACACCAGCCTTAACATCAGGGGAGAACCCATGGTCAACGACCGATCTGATGCAGATCGTTTTGAAGCACAGTATGGTGTGCGAGTACACTCATGAAAACATTTCCAATCAAAAGCGATACAGCCTGTGTGCTCAAATGGGCCTGGAGCACCATATATCTAGGACAGGGCACCACCAGCAGCTGTCATCGAGTGGATCAGCATGCCATAGATCCTGAGAACTTTGGCAACTTCCACAATCAACCCGAAAAGATAGCTGCACGTGAGCTGATGAAGCAGGGCGGCTGGCCACAGGCTGGATGTCAGTACTGTGAACGCATCGAAGCCGCAGGTGGCATGAGCGATCGACAGTATCAGCTGACCGACTCGGGCAATGCAGATCGTATACCCACAGAACTGTGGACTGATCCGGGTGCGGTAGCAGTGGTACCTACCATACTGGAAATCTACTTCAACAATACCTGCAACATGGCCTGTGTGTACTGTGGTGAACACTTCAGTAGCAAGTGGGCCGATGAAAACCGTCGCTATGGTGTGTTCAAATCGGGCCGTGTTGAGTTTGGATACCCAGGCCGTACCAATCCGCACTATGAACGCATGCTGGCGGACTTTTGGCAGTGGTTAGAAACCAACGACAACTACCGTCGAATACGCTACTATCAGATCCTGGGCGGAGAACCGTTTTATCAGACCGAATTTGATACCAGCTTGGAATTCTGGGAAACACATGCCAATCCGGACTTGACCTTCAACATGATTACCAATCTAAAGGTAGCACCTGCACGTTTTCGTGCCTACATAGATCGATTTGAGCGCATGGTGGCCGACGGCAAACTGTCAAGACTGCAGATAACCGGCAGTCTAGATGCCTGGGGCCCGCAGGAAGAATATGTGCGCTGGGGTCTGGACCTGGCAGAATGGGAAGAAAACTTCACTTACTGTCTAGATCGACCCTGGATCACACTCAGTGTAAACGCGGCCATAACCAGCTTGACCATAGACACCCTGCCCGAGCTGATTGAACGCATCAACGCCTGGGAAGCGGTTCGTCCGGAACAGGGCATACACTTCAGCTTTATGTCGGCCACAAACCCCCTGGAACTGGTACCTGACATATTTGGCGCTGGTGTGTTTGATCAGGCCTTTGAACGTATCCTAGCGGCCATGCCCACACACACAGATCGTCACTGTCATGCACGTGAACACATGGCCGGCATACAGCAACAGATCAGCCAGGCCCCTAGAGATCCCGAACGCATACAGGATCTAAAGATCTATCTGACTGAACTGGATCGCCGTCGCGGCACTGACTGGACTAGCCTGTGGCCCTGGCTAGCTCGAGAGTGGAGCTAGCATGTACTTTCATCACAACAACCGTCTAGCCTGGATAAGCCTAGCCAAGAACGCATGTCGTAGTTGGTCTCAGGTATTTGACAACTTGGGGTGGCAAATGACAGATCTGTTACGACCCAACGTAGACCTGGAACAATTTAGGTTTTTTGCGTTTCTACGCTGGCCGGCGGTCAGACACACCATGGGTGTGATTGAATACTTGGAACAGACCGATCAATGTGATCTGCTGTACAATACACAGGTCAATCGCCTACTGGTTTCGGCTGTGTTTGATCAACACAGCTATCCGGTAAGTCAAATGATACCAGCTGACATTCTCAAACGCACTGAATTTTTCATAATTGATCAGACCTACTACAACTACGAAATCCTGGTCAAGAACTATCTACGGCACCATGGAGTAGAAATTGCTGTTCCGGTGCCCAGAATAAACCTCAGTCAGGATCCGGCACGCAAAAACACACAACAGGCCAGACTCGATCTAGACCGTTTGAAACAGCAGTATGTAGACGATCATCACCGCCTGGAAAAGAACTTTTTAGATGCAGATATTCAACTGTATCAACAGGCCTTGCCTCTACAGGGCCAGTGGCATGCAACAGGTGATCCATTATTGACCAACATCACACGATCGGACTTTTATCCTTGGCTAGCCGCTCTAGACTTGACTCAAACCTGATCTGATCACTGGCATAGCGTTGATACACCGAGCGCAGATTTTGCACAGTGGGCACATGCAGTTCATGTGCGGTATTGCCAATCACATCATGCGCAGCAAAATCCTGCCAGGTTCCCCAGTTTTCCACACGATTGATCCAGCCACGGAATCCGTAGCGTTGACACAGTAGAATGAAGTTTTCCATGTCTTGATAGTTGGCCTGTTGTAGCACAAACAACAGCAGGACCTGAGCATGATTCTGATCGGTAATGGATTTTAAAAAATCAAAATTCTTCAGCAACTGTGCCCAGCTGCCGCCCAGTCTGACCTGTTCATAAACCTCTGCTGTACCGGCATCTACACTGATAAAGTATTCAAAAATATGATCAGCAATGGTATTCTTGGACAGTTGTTTTTGCAACAGTAGTCCATTGGTATACAAGCGAATACGTTGTGCGGCTCGGGGCCGATACTGATGCAACAAGGGCCGCATGATGGCACTGGCCAAAGGGTCTCCGTTGCCACTCATAATGATCCAAACTGGCAAATCGGTCTTTTCCAACAGACCCACTATGTGACGACTCCAGTCCAGCTTGTTTTGGTAGTCAGCACCCGAAGACAGCATGATGGACTCAGATCTACAGCTGGGACAGGCCAAATTGCAACTTTCGTCTATGTTGATGCTGACAGTGTAGTGATCCTGCAGTATGTCACCGTCCAGAATACCACAGCGATCCACAGCACATTCGGCATAGCTACGATCTGTGATGGTGGCCTGTAACTGCCGAGCCACCGGACTGAGCCATATGTCTTCAAGACGTTCAAACTGCCGGATGTGCCCGACCGGTATGGGCAACCAGGCTTCACAACTGCAGATAAAACAGTCACCTTTCCAGTCTATGACCAGGCTGCGTGCGGGCTTGTCACAGTGATGATCAATCACATGACCCAGCTCACGATTTCTGGGTATCGTGCGGTAAGCGGTCTGATTGGCAATGGGTATAATTAACTGGGTCATGGGTTTTGTAACTGTTGTTCCAGGGTTTCAAGTCTTGAGTATTTACTGGCAGCAAACAGCCGTTGATTATATTGTATCACAGGCCCCAAACGCTGATACCACTGGTGCAAATTGCCCTGTGCCAACACCTGCAGCAGGGCCCGGACAGTGGTTGCAAAACGCTGGCTATTGTGCTGTACTGTGTCGTAGGTTTCGTCGATTTCGCTGGAAAAAGTCCTATAGCCCAGACTCTGTACAGCGGCCAAACTGCTGACACAACCAAACAGCACAAACGGGTGCCCGTTGCGCACAGCTTTAAAGGTCTTTTCAGTGATGAAAGCACCACCCGACTGTTCGGCATCATATAGAGTTTCCAGGACCACACTCAAGTAAGAGTCAGTATACAAGGAGTCAACCTGATGCCGATGATCATTGTGTTGCTCGGCTGTGAGTGTGTCGCAACGATAGGGCGCACCAGCCACAAATTGTGACAGATCCAGACCTGGCAGTTGAACCGTTTCAATGGGGTTGTTTTCGGCCAGATCACCACAGGATTCCACACCATAACTCCACTGTGCGCGGTCCAACAGACCCAGGTCGCGCAGATGTGCAACCACAGTGGCACGCCACCATTTGTGTACGCGACTCAGCAGGGTAAAGGTATAGGGTCTGACCCGATCATGTGCCAATGGCCCCAGGTCCTGTAGTGCAGACTGGTCTGCATGCCAGTAAAACAGCTCGTGATCGCAGAACCAGACAAAACCTTCCAGTGCGGCGGCTGCTGTGTTGCCCGACACAAATCTATAGCACTGGCTGTCAAGACCATGCGCCCGACACAAGGCATCAAGCCGCTGTTTTTCCCGAACCGGATTGTCACCTTCGTGATAGTAAAACAGCACAGTCAACTGCCTGTTTCGGACTAGATCTAGTGTGTTTTCGGGAATCAGTGCAAAATAGTCCAGATCATGGTCAAACCAGGCCAGGCCAATGGGATACCAGGCACCGGCGGGTATGGTGTCGGTGACATATGACACTGTGTAGGGATAAGCATGATCCTCACAGTACATGAGCAGTCTGCAGGGTGCTATACGCGGCCAACTATCGCCCAGGCGCCGGAAGCTGCCGTCTTTTACAGGTTCTACAGGTGTCAGGTTGGGCCAGGGACGGTGATCATAGGCTCTATCGTATACAAAGTGAAAGGCCATGCTATACGGCCCCGCTAGACAGTGATTTTACAGTGTCTGACGCCAAAATTTTTGACAGTCGCCTGGGAACCCCTATAAAAAGTAATTTTCTATCATTTCTTTTCATGTGAAATCTTTTCAATCATTTCGCCATTTCTTTTCATTCTTTTCTTTAAAATTCCGCCAGCATGGCATCCAATTCTGCACTCAATATGTGTTCAAATGCGCCTGAATAAAAATGCTCATAATTATGGCGTACAACAGGTATAGCCTGCTCATAAAGATCCTGTCGTTCTGAGCAGCTCAGGCCATTTAAATCAGTCAATAGCGCACCTATTCGTGCTATTCTTTTGACCATGTCCGGTTCGTTATCATATGATTCGTCCCATAGATCACCAAATGTTCGAAATCCGTAGCCGCGCAGGTAAGCCAGTGCTCCTGCGGTGCCCACCACAACAAACGGAATCTGCTGGCATATGGGTTTAAATATCTTTTCGGTCAGGTGCTGTCGATCACCGTCGGCCACGGTTTCAGTTACCACATACACTAGACTGGTTTCAATCTGACTCCATAGATCCAACCAACACGACGTCATAGGGTGTCCTGACTCTCCCGGCATGTCGAGCGGCAAGGCCACACGGTCAAACACAGTCACAATATCTGGGTACGTGCCGCTCAAGGGCTCAATCAAGTCAGCCATGGTGGTCATCTCAGCAGGACACACAGCCGGACAGCTGACCCAGTTGTTCTGTTCAAGACCTGCTCGAAATATCCAGTACAACACATGCAGTCTATGCTGTCTAGCACCACCTATGATCCTGTTGGGTGCCACAAAAGTCTGCTCAATTCTACGTTGATCTGCGGGTCTAATCAGTCGAGCACGATCATATCCCCTGTACCAGTCCAGGGCAGCCCAACCGTGAAACCAGTAGTAGTGACTCTGCAGGCCCCATTGAGCCGACACAGTTTCCACAGGCTTGCTACGGTATTCGCTGGTGATCACATGATGGTGACCTGTGTATGCAGCCTGAAATTGAGACATAAATCTGTTGAATCTGTCAGGATCCACCGGTTCTTGATCCCAAAACAGGTATCTTTGTGCCGTTGGAATAGAGACCCTGGGCCGATTACATAGATCTGCAAACGCAGTACTGCCCGGCGGGTCAAACCAGTGTGCTCCGTGTTCAGCACCCAGGCCCTTGACAGCCGGCACAAAAATCTGATTGTATATCTCGTCTATTCTGATCATAGATCCAGTTCTGCGGGTCTGTCCTGGCCAATTTGACCCAACATGCCAGTCATTTCTTGCCATAACAACCGTTCAAATGCCCCACCGTAAAAGTGCTGGCGATTGTGCTCGATCGCAGGCAAGCAGGCCTGCCATAACTCCTGTTTTTGTTCAGGTGTTGCCTGATCCAGATCTGTGACCAGATCTGCTATTGCCCGCACCCGCTCGCGATCATCCTGGATGCTGTCGTAGCTTTCGTCCCAAACATCACCAAATGTCTGGAATCCATACCCGCGCAGGTATGACAAGGTGCCGGCGCAGGCATGTATCACAAACGGCATACCCAGGGCAATGGGTTTAAAGGTCTTTTCTGTGACCTGTTGACGCCGCCCGGTAGCCACTGTTTCTGACACCAGATAAAGCAGGCTCTGTTCAGCCTGTTCAAACAGGCTCAGCCAGCATGAATGCATGGGATGACCTGACTCGCCCGGCATATTCAGCGGGGCTTGCGCAGCAAGGATCCGCGAGATGCCCGGGTATTCTGTTTCTAGCGGTGCCGATAATTCTGCTATGCCAACACCTTCTACCGGGCAAACAGCCGGGCAACTGATATAATTGTTGGTCAGTCCTCGTCCCAACACATAGTACAGCAATTCTAACCTGTGTCGGCGGGCTCCGCCTATGATTCTATTGGGGTAAAGAAAGGTCTTGGAAATTTTGCGCTGTGCCGCAGGCTGTATCAAAAAAGATCTATCATATCCCCTGTACCAGTCCAGAGCAGCCCAGCCCCAAAAGAAATAATATAGTGGTTGCCAGCCATATATACTGCACAGTTCTTCAACATTTTCGCTGGCATATTCACTGGTTACAAAATACCCTAAATTTTTTGCGTTGCGCCGTTCGTGAATATCGGCCGCCAGTTCCCAGCGTACAGTGTCAAAGGTCTGACGGAATCGCTCCAAATTGATAGGCTCTGCATCGAAAAATGTTATATAATTGTGTTCCCATGCCAACTGTGTGCCTTGACAAACTATTGATTCGGGCGTACTGGCTCCAATAGGATGCATATGAAAACTTCTCATACCAAATCTATTTTTTCGCAACCAAGCAAAAAAGGTATTTTCGTGAATTTCGTCTATACGGATCATTATGTTTGATGTATTTTATTCTGGTGTCAAACCCAATCTTTTCCCACATGAGCGACCAGCACAGGATATCGAACATGCAAAAAAATCTTGCGCTACCAGGTATTTTTGGTGGATAACATACTTATCGGACTATACCGGGTTTGATTTTTTATTTGAACCTGTGCCATGGGAAAGTGAATATACTCACACTTGGCCCAGTCAGCATCACGAATATTCGGGTACTTTTTTAGTTCCTAAAAATAATCCTGAAATACAATATCGGTTTCACAAAAATATAATCCCAAATCGAGATAATCGTAATAATTATATTCAATTAAAAGACGATATTATCTTTGATTATACTTGGGCACCCAATCCATTTGATCCGCCCTATCGTTATGTGTTTGGAAATCAATGGTATCCAGCAAATCGTATGCCCACAGTAGAATATAATATTCCTGGTGCAACCGAAATAAAGTATATTTTTACTCCTAGAGCTGAATTAAAAGAAAATAAAGACAGCAATTGGGATATATTAGTTGACTGCAACTTTGATTATTCTTGGGTTCCGGATCCCGGAGATCCACCTTATATTTACATATTTGGTAATCAATGGCATCGAGCAGAAATAATGCCCACAGTTAAATATACGGTATTGGGTGCCACTGAAATAAAATATATGTCTTATCCTAGAGCTGAATTAAAAGAAAATAAGACAAATTGGGTTGTACCAGATAATATTGATAATATAGATTATACTTGGCGTCCGGACCCAGGAGATCCTCCATACATATATCAGTTTGGCACACAACATCAAGCTACGGGTGGGCCACAATATATAATACCCGGAGCAACGGAAGTAAAATATGTTAGTGCGCCTAGAGCACAGCGTATTAAAATAGACGATTTATGGACTATTCCAGAAAATACTAATCTAGAGGCATTTGACTTTACTTGGCATCCAGATAGTAGAGATACTCCTTATATCTACCAATTTGCTACACAATGGAATCGTGCTGGTGGCCCTACATACACCGTACCGGGTGCCACCGAGATAAAGTATGTTACTGCACAAATAGCTCGCATGTTGCCCACAGATCGCAATTGGACCGTACCTACTGGCATTGATGTCAACAGTTTTGATTTTAGCTGGACTCCGGATGCCACGGAACAAGCATTCATTTACGAATTTGGCACACAATGGCAAAAAACTGGTGGTCCCATTTATACTGTGCCCGGTGCTACCGAACGCAAATACATTACTGAACCACGGGCGCAAAAGATTGCCAAAGATTCCTGTTGGGTTATTCCAGAACATGCAGATGTGGAATCATTTGATTGGACCTGGCATCCTGACGCCACGGAACAACCTTACATTTATCAATTTGGTACCCAACATCAACGCACCGGTGGACCACAGTATCATGTGCCCGGTGCCACCGAAATCAAATACATTGATCAAATACGAATACGCACAGAACGAGTAGCCACGGCCATTTACGAAATAGATCATTTGGATGGATACGCTGGGCAAATAGAAAATACCACTAAAACTGTGCGCTATTTTGACAATTATTTGGATACCCTACGCAGATTGGTTAAAAATATACCCAGCGAATATGAATTTGTTTGGATCTGCTCCAGCATTTGTGACTATACCAATTTTGATTTTAGCTGGCATCCTGAAATATGGCAGGCCGGAATGTTGCATGTATTTCCCAGCGACGGGCAGAAATTCGGTGATACTTTCTTTATGCATGTGCCCACATTCCGTTATCGTGCAGAAAAGATTCAATTATTGGATTGGTATGATATCAATTACATGGATCGGTCAGTGCCACGACGTCCTTTACCGGTTGTTCAACACACAAATGATACACAGGTTGCGGCTGTAAAAGAAATGGATTTTGCAGGACCATTGGCCATTTTCACCACAAAAGAATTAAAGGAATTAAATGAAATTCCTGCGGTACCATTATGGCGAGAAAAGACCAAAACCATCGTGCCTTTATCAAAAGGTGCTACAAGTGTTATTGTTCCCAAGGTGGCTGTACCATATATTCGAACTCAATTATATGATTATGCCAATATTGATCGTCGTCAACGTCATTTAATTACGGACGAATTACTGGATATTGTTTTTATTGATAATGGCGAGCCCATTGCTGAAATAAATTGGTTACAGTTACCACATACATCTGATCAAAATAAAATACATCGCAGTTCGGGTGTAAATGGACGTGTAGCCGCATACCGAGCCGCAGCTGAATTAAGCACCACACCTTGGTTTTTTGCTGTGTTTGCCAAGCTAGAAACCAATTCCGATTTTGATTGGTCTTGGCAACCTGATAGATTGCAGGAACCTAAACATTATATTTTTCATGCTCGTAATCCAGTAAATGAATTGACCTATGGACATCAGGCCATTATTGCCTACAACAAAAAATTGGTATTGGAAAATACCGCTCCGGGCTTGGACTTTACGCTTGATCAGGCGCACGAAGTTGTTCCTATATTGAGTGGAACTGCCAATTATCATTATGATGCTTGGACCTGTTGGCGTACAGCATTTAGAGAATGTATTAAATTAAGACATTCATTGCCCGATGTCGAAAATGAATATAGATTACGTCAATGGCTAGAACAAGATAATACCCAAGAAAAATGGAGCCAACGCGGCGCCCAGGACGCTGTGGAATATTATGACACAGTGGGCGGTGATTTTACTGAATTACGGAAAAGTTACGACTGGGCCTGGTTGGCCACTTATGCTATGATAAAGCAGAATCTAGTACCGAATCAATAATATATTCTACTTCCAGGTCAGTTAATTCTGGATAAATGGGCAGACTCAACACACGCCGACTCAATGCACTGGCCACACTGAGTATATCAGGTCCGGCAAAATCTGCATAAGCTGTTAATTCGTGAAGTGGTTGTTTGTAATGAATCCTGGTTTCAATTCCTTTTATTTCTAAATTCCTCTGTAGGATGTCTCGCTGATTCACATCAATAACAAATTTATGGTAAGCATGTGTTTCAAAATTCTGTGGACTAATCAAACTTCTGATTCCGGTATTTTTTAATCGTCCCAACCAGTATAAACTGATATTTCTCCGACGTTCCTGCCAGGCATCGATGTGGCCAGTTTTGACCAACATTTGTGCGCAATCTACTTCGCTCATTCTGCTGTTGGTTCCTATATTGGCATGCGTGGGTTTTCCGTTATTGCTCCATTCTCTAGCATATTCTAACAGGTCCAGATCATCAGTGACCACAGCACCACCATTGCCGTAGGCATTGAGATTTTTCATGGGATCGAACGAAATAGCGGTAGCATTGCCCACTCTGTTACATTTGTTGCTGAGCCAGTGCTGTGCCCCATCTTCGATCACAAGATCGGTACCCCAGAATCGATCAGCATTGACAGCAGCTCCGTAGAGTCCAACCAGTACTGTGGCCTGCACGCTGAGATCATGAGGTACTTTGTTTTTATCTAATAGACCGTTGGCATCAGTGTCGGCAATATAAATTTCCCATCCAGCACGTATGAAAGCATTGGCTGTGGCCACATAGGTCATGGCTGGCACCACTACTCTGGGCGGTGTGGCTGTGGCCTGCATACGATAGTACTCGGCTATGATTTCCAAGGCCTGTGTGCCCGAGTGACAAGTAACGGCATATTTGCTATGATTGCGTCGGGACAGCCAGTTCTCAAATTCGGCTGTATAGTTTCCAGACATGAGCTCACCGGAACGCAACACTTCATCGGTGACATCTAGTATTTCGGTGCGCAGATTGTTATACTGTTTTTTTAGTCCAGTAAATGCTATTTTTAAGCCATTCATAGTATTTTTCAAAGCCTTGTTCTATATCAATTTTGGGATTGAATCCAAACGCTGTCCGGGCCTGTTGTATATTTAATTGACCTCGACTGGGAAAATTTCCGTCAGGTTCGTTGATCTGTATACTACCCGAACCGGCAATGCTGACTGCCAATTTTGCTGCTTCCAACAAGGTTCTTGCAGATCCGCGAGTGATGTTGAAGATCTGATGGTTGGTGCAATCGCTTACAGTTGCTTGCACTATGCCGTCCACTACATCGGACACGTAAGTAAAATCTAGACTTTCATGCTCACCGTTGACCTGTATGATGCCACCACGCATTGCAACCAAGAAAAATTTAGATACCACACGATCTTCAACATCTCTGGGTCCGTATACAGCACTGGGTCTTAGAACGGTATATTCCATGCCAGTCCTGCGGGCATAATCTTCAACTAACCATTCGCCGGCCAGCTTCATGATACCATACTGTCCCAAAGGTCTACAGTCATGTGATTCGTCTACACCATCAAAGTAGGTGTCTTTGAAGTTGCCGTAGACCATGCTGGAACTCACATATACAAATTTACGCACATCATATCGAGCATTTAGTTCCAGCAAATTCAGTAGTCCTTCGCTCATGGTCTGACTACCCAGTTGTGGGCGAGCGTTCACTACTTTTTGACGTGGAAAGCTGGCTAGGTGTATGACTATTTCGGGTAGATAGTGTCTATATACCCAGGCCATGCCTTCTTGATCTTGTATATCGTAGTCAAATACTCTATGTGTGCTGAATTGTTGTTGCCGCTCGGCCATGAGTGGATCCAATTCGTCGGCACTGAGTATACCATAGTCATTGCGATTGTCCACCACAACCACTTCGTGACCTTGAGACTCTAACTGTGCGACTACGCCATGTCCTATGAAACCCAAGCCACCGGTTACGAGTATTTTCATTGGCCCCACCGTAATTTAAAATAAGTTAAATCTTGATCCGATAACTCGCCTACAATATCAACTCTTACGCCATAGGTATTAGCATCTGCATTACAATAAAAAGTACTTTCGCCTATAGCATGTTCCATGACCCACTTGCCTTGTTCAGTCTTTTGCCACTCAGATATAGGAAAGGCCGCATACAAGTACGGGTCTTCAACATCACCCATGGTAAAGGTATGTAGTGTGATCTTGGGCATACTGCTATTATAGACAAAAACTCCGGATCTTGCGATCTAGAGTTTGCCTAATAGTTTATCAGTTTCGGGTTGTACTAAGTTAGCCACAGCACGGATGTCAACTACAAAGTCCACGTCGCGTATCTCGTGATCGTTCTCGGTAAAGTAACGGGTCAGCATGGTTTCTACTTCTTCTAGATCCAGCCCTTGCTTGAGCAAAGTGTGTATGTTGATGGTCTTCTGACGACCACCCATCAACTTTATTACTACCTTTTTAATACACTCTAACGGTACATCCGTTTTGTTTACTTCAGCAAGTATGTTTTCCCATTGATCTACAAAATCATCAATTAACGGCATTAGCTAAATCAGCCTTGGAAGGACGACCACGTTTCTTTTGAGGTTCGACTGGTTCAGACTCTGTAACTATGCTGGGTGCTTCTTTGGCCACTACACCTGGGTCCATGCGTTGTGCGTCTTTCTTCATGCGGGCAGCTTCAGCAATCATCTGTTTGGCTTCTTGTTCCATTTTCTTGGCCTGGAATACCATGTTGGCCGCAAGATCACGGTCACTCAACGCACCCGATTGTGTAGCTTGAAATGGAGCCTGCGCTGTAGACTGTTGTGCAACCTGCTCAGCTTTGAACTTAGCCTCAGCAGCACGCTTGACCTCAGGAGCAACCATGCCACGGCTGGCATCATTCTCGGCCATGCGCTTGATGGCATCTTCACCCTGCTTCATTTCGTTCAACATCTTGTTGAGCTCATCCAAGCGAATTGAGCTGGCCTGGTTAGGAGTCATAATGATGTCACTGGTACGAACTTTCTTGATCATGCGCTCTTGGTGCAGAGTTTCTAGGATCGGACGACCATCTGGCAAGTAGCTACGATGCAATGCATCGGCCAATTGTTCAGCCTGTTGACCTACATCGCTTTCGATAACCTTTTGAATAGCATCTTGCCATACCACCTGGATAGTTTCAGGGTAAATGATCAAACACATGTGGTCTTCGCCGGGTACCTGACGGAATAGAACGCAAACCTTGCGATCGCTGTGTTTTCCTACGTGTTTCATAAACGCCATATTATTCTCCTTGGGATGTTGTATCGGTATCAGTTGTTGCAGGTGTATCTGCCGTGCTAGCCAAATCGGCCTCTGCGGTATCTTGTTGCGCCTGTGCCTGTGCTACTATTTCGCCAAGGAATGCTGATAACTTGTCGTAGACAGCACCTACTTGGGTTAGTTCGGCACCACGGAATGCACCGCGTGTGCTGGCTAGATCTACGATGTTTTTAAGTGTATCGAGATCTGCAATTGTGATTTGTGTGGGTTGAGTATTGTTTTCCATGTAGGTATTTAATACAGATAACAACTGTTAATTTATTTTTGTAAAGAAAAACACCGCTAAATGGGGTGTTTTGGTAAAATTGATAGTTATTAGATCAGTTTAAAGTTAAGATAAGCCAGGCCCCAACAGAATGCAGTACCAATATAATCGCCATGAGCAAGATTGTGAAATCCAGCCAAGGTTAACCAACCCATTAGGAACCAATTGATTTCAGTTCTATAACGATAAAAAAATTGTTTAATTTGATTCATCTTCATCTCCATTTAAAATTTGCCCGACCATATCTAACATACAACTGTAGCAAGTGGGGCAAAATGCTACAGGTAATATTCCAAAGTGCCCTTGAATTCCACCTTCGTCATCGGCAAAATCACAGGCGCATACCGTACACTTGTGATCCGTGCCAACATGTTCTAGTCCTTCAATCATTGTTTTAGTATCTCCCACATTAGAGTTGGATCTGTTTTTGGCACAATTGCAATAGGTTCAATCCAACTGCGTTCGATACATTGTTGGATTATCCATCTATGTTCATTGGGGCAATCATCTCTAATTAAAATAGACGCACGGTTGGCTATTGAGATAGGTCCTTGTAACTGGAAGCTGGGATCACCTTTCCTAAGAGTTACAAATGGAGATTCAGCAGTGGTAAATGCCATTAGTGCCGACTTTCTTCTTCGTAGTAAGCATATTGACCAAATGGTGGAACAATCGTAGTAGTACCGTGCATGATAAACACAGTATCACAGTACTGTTCATCACCCCACGAACCATTGGGATAACCATCTGTAAACATGATATGACGCTTGGGTTCAATTTCATTATCTTTGAAGTATTGGAATACACAATCAAAGTCGGTACCACCACCTCCTGAAATTTCATAGTCCTTGATATCTTCCAAGTTCTCACTATCAAACTGACAAGGATTGTAAACTTCAGTATCAAAGGTCAGCACATGAATACGATAAGACGGAAACTGTTCCATGATACCGGCCACTTCGCTTAGGAAGTCCTTGAGCATGCGCTCACCAATTGATCCAGACGCATCGATGCTGACAGCAATATCAATCATAGGGTCCAGCTTCATACCGGGCATGACAGCGTCCATGTGCCAGCCTCTGCGACTGTTACGCATCCAGGTATAGTCGGACTTCATGGTTGACTCTAACTGCATACGAAGCAGTTCGCGCCAGTTCATCTTGGGTGCTGTCATGTCTTCAATAATGCGTTTTACACCCATGGGCAAGTTGCCGGCACCATCACTTGCCGCGGCAGCTGCTAAGACAGCTTCTTTGATCTCGTCACGGATCTTTTGCTTTTCTTCAGGACTAATTTTGGGACGACCCTTGCCATTTTTAGCATCATCGCCTTCTTTTTCGCCCGAACCACCACCTTCGCCATCCAGGTGCTCGTCCAACAGCTTGTCGATCAGCTGATTCATATCGATCTTTTCTGCGTTTTCGTACAGGATGTCGTAGATTTCTTCTGAGCTCATGCCTTCATACTTGGCATCATAAAGACACGGAACTGTGGTAATAAACTCGCCTACACGATGTTTTTTCAAGTCACCATTGACACAGTAGTCATTGGCAATGTTGAACAACTGTGGGTCACGATCACCACGACGTCCAAAGTGATCGTACACACAATGCAATACTTCATGCCCAAACAGGAACTCGATTTCTTTGGGTTTGAGCATGTCTACGAAACGGCTATTGTAGTAAAAATTACGCCCGTCGGTTGCGGCGGTAGGACACCAACCGTCGGCATTGACCAATTTCAACCGAGTGGCCAAGTTACCAAAGAAACTGGCACGGAGTAAGAGTCCCACACGGGCTGTGATTAATTTTTCGCGGACGTCACGATCCAGTTTAGGATCTGTAGGACCCAGCAAGTCCTTGAACTTGTCTGACTCTTTTTTGTTGGCTGTAGTGGCTGTGCTCATACCTGTCCTTATTATTAACTATACTACTATTATACAATAAATGCTTTTTCTGGTCAACCGTTAATTATATAGTGTAGGCTACCGTATGTTGACGGCCCCTACTTGAACTCTACTCATTATGACCCTGAGTCTGCCCAGGTTGGCGCATGGTTGTTTAACTCGAACTTCCACTAAAACGATTAGTTTGCGGGCTTGCACCCAAACTAACAAACCAGTCGCCGATCAGTCGCAACCACTTACTTAACATACTACTATTATAGCAAATGGGTCTTTTCTGGTCAACCGGTGCTAAATAAGGGTGTAGTTCGCGATACGGACATATCCAACTACTCTAACAGTTTATAAGGAACCATCAGCATGATTATTTACTATCTATACAAAAAGACCCATCAAAAGACAGGGTTAAAATATTTAGGTTATACCAAAAGAAATCCTTACACATATACAGGATCTGGCTCCTACTGGACGGCACATCTTAAAAAACACGGTTACGCTATCGATACTGAAATACTACTCGAAACCGACTCCAAAGATGAGATAAAAATAAAAGGTCAATATTACAGCACTTTATGGAATATTGTCAACGCAAAAGACAGCAATGGTAAGAAGGTATGGGCAAATCTTAAACCCGAAGCGGCTGATGGTGGAAGCATTCCTAGAACAACCCCTGTTCTTAAATCTGTAGGCAGGAAGATTAGTAAACAGTTAAAAGGTCGTATAAATGGTCCGCATACCGATGAGCGGAAGCAGAATATCGCCAAGTCCAAACTAGGCACTCACAAAGGAATGACCTACGAAGAGATTTATGGTAAAAAAGCTAAGGCTATACGCAAGGATAGATCGATAAAACTTAAAAAGTATATCAACGAGAATCCTGATATACGAGCTGGTAAAAATAATGGCAATGCTAAGTTCTACGAATTTATTAGCCCAAGTAAACAGTTATATTCTATCAATGGGTCAATAGTTCAGTTTTGTAAACAACATAGTCTTAATCTAACAGGCGTATATAAGTGTATTAACGGTCAGGTGGATAGTTATAAGGATTGGCAGATTAAGCGTTTAAATATTTCAATATAAAAAAACTCATAGCACTTTCAGAATACCAATCAAGGTGCACTTGGCTTTCGTAGTGATAACGATTATGGAATCCTTCAATTTTCATTATTTCCCAAGTGTCTTTGTCGTGCTCGGCCAAGCCCTTGTGATGACGCACAGTAAATCCTAGTTCTCGCCGGCATCGGGCCGAAATCAACATGGTGCTTGCGCCATGCTCATATCTCAGGCGATTGGCCAATGCATACCATTCATATGGGTTGTGAAATATGATCAGGTTTTGTTTTACAGTTATTTTCATTTATCAAATTTTAATACAAACATGGTATACTTTTTTTCATCCTGTATGCTATAATCTAAACATACATTCTCGCCGTCAAACTCCAATTGGATACCATATTGGTCCAGCACCCAGGCAAAGAAGTTGCGGTTGTGAGCGTCTCCTAGACTTTCAGGATAAAGTTTATTGTATTCGTTTCTGGCTCGTTGGATGCGTAGGAAGTGACGGGTATCACCACCTATGATGGTATCTAAGCGTGCGACTGTGTTTTGATAAAGCTCATCTTTCATACTTGATGGTTTTACTTTTCAATTTGATCATGGTGAACTCGTGTGGATCCACAGGTCTGTGTCCGTGCCAGGCTGGATGTACCTGATATACACCATTGGCATTTTCCAGCCAGGCACGCTTTGACTGAGATAAAAATTCGTCATGTATGTGAAATGGCATGTGACCATTGTCAGCAGGACTACAGTTGAACAAGCACCAATACTTCCAGTTCTCATTGAAGGCCTTTTCAGTTCTTTCGTCTAGTTCGTAATAGTAGTTCATCGACAATTCCAGGTCAATTTAAAAACAGTAGCATCTCGAGCATCCTCAAACCGAAATGCAAATCCTTCCGTGCTTTCCCAACCATGCACATGATAGCACGACTCACTGGGATACCGATCACACCAGTCGTACAGAGCCTGTGGGCGGAAGCGTTGCAAGCTCATGATTTCGTCCCAAGTGACCACACATTCAGTCCAATCAGGAGGAGGCCAAGCCATAAACTGTCTCACGAGTCTCGCAACCTATCAAACGCATCGCCGTATTCCCAAAAGCCACCACCGGGACTAGGCACATAACGACGCCAGACCCAGTCTCTACAATACCAACGACCGTTGATGATCTTGGGCCAAATAATAAAGTGTTTCTCCCAGCGGTCTTGTGCTCGGGGTGGATCCATTCCGGGTATAGGCATGCCATTACTTACCACACCCATTTCTTTTATAACAAGATCGTGTGCTTCTTTCCAATGGTCGTATTGTGTTTTCATCCCCACTTTAGCATGAACCAGGTGTAGTCCGCATCATTATCAAAAATATAATAGACTGTTCCGGAAGGACTTTTACTATCAACTCTGCATCGAAAAGCTTCGCGCCATCGTTGACCATACTGTCTAGGCAACTCCAAATGCTCAACCGGTAATGTGCGCCTGGCATTCCAGTAGGTTGTATTGAATGCATCATCTAGCACGTTGACTCTGATCATGACCACCTCAACATAAACATGAGATGATCCTGCTTGTTAACAAACTCAAATACACCTTCGCCAAGAAACCACCATCCACGGTCACCAAACTGTTGCTGACACCAGACAATACAAGGCGACCATCCTTGGTAAGTGGACATTTTAGGAGCCGTAACACCGGCTACGTATCTATTGTGCATCTCGTTCATGCCCACCTCAACAGGAACATCATGCGTTCACGAGGATGGCTAAAGTTCAACAAAGATCCAAAATGATGATTTATGCCTCTGGGCATGTGTTCCGCCATCCAGTCATATATCTGGGTCTGATTGGCCTGCCACCAGTCGTGATCCATGATGATCAAGCTGGGTTGCATGGCATCGCCGGTTAGTTCAAAGCGACTACCACTTTTAAGATTGGCCGCAGGATGTTTATGATTCATTGTGGGTCTCCCCATTTGATTTTAAACCACGTCAGCTCTTCGTCTCCTCGTAGATATACAATGCTACCACCTAATCTAATGTTAAATCCCCAATGGGGATTATTTACAGTATCTCGATCAATATGTTCTGCCAAGCCGTAGGTGTGCGACAACCATTTTCTTACAGTATCAAACTCGATCATTCGGGCGATCCTGATAAAATATTTAAAATGTTCGGGGTCAGCAGTTTCGAGTACAGTATAGTTCATATGATAGGTAGGAGGGCAGTGCAAGCACAGCCCTGTGTAAAATCCACACCACCCTCCTGTTAGACCTTAGTTACTGGCGTTTAGGATATACTTGCCGTAACGATTGTGGAACTCATCAAAGTTTTTCAACTTGGTTGGCTGGAACGGTAAGTTGTATGTGGTAAGCGCAATTCTAGCACCCATCACAACCAACTCAGTTTCAAAGTTCTTCATCATGTAAGCAAAGAAGTTATCGGCCATGGCGTGAAACTCTTTGTCAGCTACCTTTTTCTCAATAGCACCTTTGAGCTCGTAGCACATGGAAATTACCAGGCTATACATGGCTGATACTTCTTTGACTTCCAGCTCTTTTTCCTTGCCTGACAAGATGTCTTCAGGTTTAGGCATGCGACCTGCTACCTTACGGTGTGCCATAAATTTCACAGCCAATCCTTCGCCCACAGTACCTGCTACCAGGTTCATGATGGTATCGTCATCACCATCTTCGTCTTCCAACAATTCTGAAACGAATGTCCATGAGCGTGGTGTAGCAAAAGCACGGCTAGCACTTTTGGCATCAAAGTCATAAAGATCCTGCTTGGCAAAACTCAAGTAACCAACCACATCCTTGTGGATGTTATGGTTGACCGCCCACTCCTGCCAAGCAGTGAAGTCACACTTCATTTCCTGGTGAATAAATCGATTCGCCAAGGGTGTGGGCATGCGATATGTAACACCTTTGTCACTTTCTCTATTGCCTGCGGCCACCACAACCACATTGTCAGGCAAGTGATATTTGCCCACACGGCGATTCAAAATCAACTGATAAGCCGCGGCCTGTACCGATGGTGCGGCACTATTCATTTCGTCCAAAAATAACACCACAACCGGATAGTCCTTGGCCAATTCTTCACTGGGCAAGTCCACTGGTTCAGCCCAGTCCATCTTGCCTGAATCTTTGTTATAAAACGGAATACCACGAATATCTGTGGGCTCCATCTGACCCAAACGCAGGTCGATCATGTGACCTCCCAGTTCCTCGGTAATTTCGGCTACCAATTCTGACTTGCCAATTCCAGGAGGACCCCAAAGGAATACCGGGCGTTGTTTACGGAATGCTTTGAGAAGGCTCTTGCGAGCCTGTATTGAAGTTACTGTTCTTGTTTCTGACATAAGGGCTGTGTCCTATAAATTTTGATCAAAATTAACTACTAAACTACATTATACTACAAAACGCTTTCGAGGTCAACTGACATGGCCTGTTCAAATCCAACAGTTTCAAGAATAATGTCACGGACACATTCCCGGTCAACCGAATCACCACAGAATTCACTACCTGTGGCATAAAGACGACACTTGTAAAGCTGAGTGGCCAGATTGATTTGCGTGGCTGTAAAGCCGTAGTTGTAGATACCATCGAGGCCGTAAAACTCAAGCATATAACTAGTAAAGTCCATTTTTGCTCCTGATGTTTAACTATACCACTATTATAGCAAAAAGGCGATTTTGGGTCAACCAGATTATGGTCTGGTCATCCCTATTTCAGAAATGGTTATTTTTGGATGCAAAATGCAATAAACAATTAGATCAGCAATGTCTGCTGTAGGTAATTTTTCTTTTTGTATGTGTTGAGTGCGTTGAGTGTCTATGCGAGGTATTTTAACCAGCATAACTTTTGGTAGATCAGCTCGATTGTTAAAAAATTCGCAAGCATCATCAAGAGCCTTTTTATGATTACGATACATTAGGTCTAAATGATGATCCTTGACCCAAAGCATGGTAATTTTGCTACCAATATTGACAATCAGTCGATCTTGATCAGACCATGCGGCATGTAACTTATACAATAGTTTTGTTTGAGAATATTCATGCATGGCATTGTTAACAAATACATCGCAGTCGACAACCTTAGCCACAATACGATCCAATGTGCTATCGTCACTGATATCATATCCATTGGTGCGACTAAATCCAACTACGGTATGTCCCAAATCGGTTAACTGTTGAGCAATGGCTCGACCAACTCCTTGAGTATGTCCGGTTATTGCTATTTTCATTTTATTTCCTTGTCGAGTTGTGCGTAATTATTCTAAATAATAAGCAGGTGACACACACATTTTTAAACCACCGTAGATGTTATCGGGCTTATTCCACCAGTATTGAGCAACCGTGGACAATTTTTGTATCAAATATTTTGTAGCCAATCCCAACTCTAGATCATTATTGAACACATTTTCACGCCAGCTTGTTATTCGTGATGTTGGTTTTCCTATGCTGAAAAGTGCTTGCGGATCATAATTGTCGTATATGAGCCAGTTTACCAATTCCAACGGAGTAAATGCCTGTAAATGCTTGAGATTGTCTGGCAAGTTGAGAGTTCCACCGTGTTCGTTGATATAGGATTTAACTTGACCGGCATAGGTGTTTGTAATGTTGTAAGTAGCACCGTCGCCGTTATCCACAAAGTTATGAAATTGTTTGAAAAAATTCTTTAAGATGTGGCCCTGCTTGCAAACGATGTCGACAGAAGTTGGATCCCAATAAAATAATTCATCGTGTTCATTCGGGTGGTTGATTATCTGCGTTCTGGGTCTTACACACCCATCGACCATGTCCATGAATTTTAAACAGTATTTTCCGTTTTCATAATACATTCTGGGTTTATCACTACCCCATACAAACACCATTTTTTTGTCTGATTCTCTTAGTTGTTGGTAATCTGGCTCGGTTTCTCTCACATAGCTGATTGAGAATTGTAGAGCGCCCATGTGCAGATTGCCATAGTAGGCTCGATCTAATAACAGTTTTGGATCCTTAAGCAAATCAAATACGCGATCACTTTGATCTAAATCTCTATGCTTGAACTCAATGCCGCGATCTTGTAACAGTTTTATTTTAGGCCATGCCACATGGATCAATTCTGATACATCTGGGCTAGTGGGGTCATTGTGAGATTTATAAATGTTAAAAGTCATTATTTCGTCGATCTTGATATTGTTCTCGACGAAGGTATCTATAATGTTGCCACTGTCAATTCCGCCACTGTAAGGTATTACTAGATAGTCGTAGGCATCGCGTATTTGTTGTGCTCGACGAGCATATAATTTTTTTAAACTTTCTGTTGGTTCACGAGTCCAGTCGTAAGTGCCAAAAAATTCTTCGTTGAAATTCCAGTGGGGATGTATGCCTGTTTGTTTTTGCAGATCAATAGCTTCAATTTTGCTATAGGTTCGTCGATCACCTACTTGATAAAACCCAAATTTATCTTTGTTTTTCAGCATGGTCATTGAGCTATAGGATATTTGCTTACTCTGGCTCTTTCCTCCACAATGTATTTCATGATCCATTTTTGGTCGTTGTTGAAATCAGTTCTGTATCCAAGTGATTCTTGCAATTCTTTGATTTCAGGTGAATTTACAGCCCGCCACAATTCTCGTTTCAAATAGGCAGATCGTTTTGGATCTATGTTGGGTTTCAATACCAAACTGTTGTAAGCACTAAATCCAATGACTCCGGTGCGTTGAGGCACAGACAAAAATTCAATTCCATCCAAGACAAAATCATGTTTGCCGGTAGTGCCTACTATTTTGAGCTTGCCGGACTTGACCAAAGACATCACAGCAGGACTATTGCCTGTAATAGTCAAATCGATATCTCGGGCCAACAGGGCTTGCACAGTTTCAGTCAATCCCTTATAAGGCACTATTTCCATGTCCAACTGTTTTTCCTTGGCTAGCACTATGGCATTTTGATTCCAGGATGTAGCGTATCCGCCTACAAACTTGGGCATTTTGGTTAACAGATCATTGGGACCTTTGATATTTGTGTCGGGCCTGGTCAACCATACACCTGACTGTGTGCCAAGATATATGATGCGGTCAAAATCTGCATCACTGTAAGGCAGATTTCCCTTCAGCACCGGTTCAAAAACATCAATAGTTCCGCTGGATAACAATACATCAATTTGATTGTTATTTTTCCACGTCATGACGCCAATCAAGCCTTGAGCACCTGGCATGTTCTCTACAACCAAAGTGTCGCCGGCATTGCGATTAAATACTTCTGAAATTTTTCTGGTCAAAAGATCAGACCCTAGCCCCACTGCAAATGGGACAACAACTCTATACTCGGTAGCGTATGCCGCAACCATAAACATGGTCAGTAACACAGCAGATATTAATTTAGTTATACTCTTCATAGTTGTTTTCGGTTTCAAATTTGTTAAACACGTCTTCTTGAAAACTAACGTGTAGGGCTATTCGCTCGCCAATGGTATTGGTTACCTGATGCAAGACTCTAACATCTATATAGACCCAGGTTTTCAAAGGCATACAAACTTGATCTATCTCCGTTAATTTGTTTTCATTCAGTGAGCGATAAGAACTACTCATTGCTCTAACAACAGGCTGATTCTGTTCCTGAAACCAACGAGTCCATTGATCAGTGTTGGATTGTTGTATCACATACAGTAACGCAAATTTTCTCACGCCATCAACATGAACCAAAGTTGACTGAGAAGTTTGATAAGTAGAATCCTTGGGTCTAACACTGGTAGATATTCCGGTGTCGCTGAATCGGTTTGAGATGTATTGTTTTACCCATTGCTCCCACTCGTTGCCGATCTTGTATCTAGGATTCATTCTGGCAAAAACAGTTTGTCCATTGGAATCGGTATAAGTTTTTGGCACCAATGGATTAAGATGCATGAGATTTTGTTGGTTACTGAGATTCAGCATCTGTTCAAAATGTTGATCATAATTTTTGGCTACCTCCAGTGCCTGAACCAAAAAATGTTCCGGCACTGGGGGCAAATGATCCATGATAAAATGGCATTTGGTCATGTTTTTTTGATTTAGAAAACGTGCTTCATGCCCAGCGCATATTGATTTTTGCTGGATCCAGCGCCGGCCAATACCTGTTGATTGCCAGAACTTTCTGTGCTACCAAAGATTGCATAAAGATTAGTGCGCTTGCTTAACCAATAATTGGCACCTAGATTGTAGCCAACAAAGTTGATTTGACTGGTAGTGCTGGCCGGTTGATATTGTCCTTGACCAATGCTTGCCCAGGCCTCAACTGTGGGGGTAATAAATCCGCGAACACCAACCTGCTCAGCTGATCGATTGAGATATACACTGCTGTTGTAAGTGCTTGTAATTTTACGATTGATCCATTGTAGATAGGCTTTTAATACACCAAAATCATAGGTTGCAGCAAGATATTGATTGGTGTCAATACCAGATACTATGGTTCCGTTAGAGATTGATGTAATGCTGAACGGAGTGCCTGTGGTCTGTTGTTTGAAACTCTGCACAGCACCATACAGTGACAACTTGTCATAGATATAATCAACACCGATACCATAGCCGCTGTTGTTGTTAGTTCCGCCTGTGCTTGCGCCAGTTTGTGTGGTATTGGTGTTGTTTAGAGCCCATACACCTTGCACTGCAAGTCCGTTGAATCTGTCGGACATAAATGATACAGCATTGTTGGCCCGTACGA